TGATCAACGCCCTCACCCGTTCCCGTTCCCCTGAGTTTCACAGGCAGACCATGTTCCGACTGATCATCCTAGCAGCGGTTGGCGTTCTCTTCTGGACCAGCACCCCTGCCCGTAATGTGACAGCAGACGCACTGTCCACTGTTGAGCAGATTGTCCGCCCCTGACCCCTATACTAAGAGCATGATCAAAGCACACAACGGAATGTTTCTCCTCAACGACACCGCTGCCAACGACCCCGCCGTGCAGGGTGCCATGGCATCCTACATGCAGCAACTTGCCCGTGAGGCAGCATATCGCAAGGCAGTTCGCGAGGGTCGCGTTGCCACCAGTCAGTCGGGCAACTGGCACATCAGCGACCGCCACTGAGGCGGCGTTGCCTCTATAATTGATTCAACGACAGGCACGACATGCCCGCGAAGCAACTCCCCACCAACCACACCTTCTCCACCAAGTCCAAGCAGGGCAAGCAGGTGGGCAAGCAACCCAAAGGGCATGGCGTGATCTATTTCATGGTCTCTGCCTCCAACGCCATCACAGCAGACAGCAGCGAGTGGGTCGCTGTCAAGGTGGGTCTGGCATCGGGTGGCGAGGCAGAGGCGTTCAAGGTGCTGGGCAACCACCGCACCTCAAACGATGGGGACACGACCTACCATGCACTGCTGCCTGTCACCAACGTGGGCAGAGCAGAGGCACGAATCCATGCACGCCTGCAAGAGATGGGGCACAGCACCCTGCATGGCATGGATCACAGCATCCCCGATGCCTACCGCAAGTTCTACACACAGCAGCAGGGCGGCGGCGAGTGGTTCGTTCTGCCCCTGCCCCTGCTAGAGGAGATCATCCAAGAGTATCGCGAGACCCTGCCCGAACCCGATGTCTGGGTTGATGGGTGGATCGGTCAATCTCACAGCAACGCCCCTGTGCGTTTCCATTATGACAGCGAGGGTCTGCCCCGCTGTGAGATGCAGGGTCGCATGGGTCGCCCCGTAGAGGAGAACGCTCTCGCCTTCGCCTGGTCCTACCGAGTGCTCACAGGGTTCGCCCCTGAGGGTTGCTGCCTTGCCTGAGCAGGGCAGTACAGGCATACTACCACAGTTCAGACAGTTATTTTGCGTTGGTACGGGTGTACTAGGGTCGCCAAGCGGTTTCCAAAATTGCATACTTCCCTAACCTACAAAAGTATCCCAACGACCGATAAATATTATTGGAAAATGACTTTCCAAAACCCCCAAAACAAAAAAAATTTCCCAGCAAAAAAATGACTGAAAACCTCGTTATTACTGAAGAGACTACATTAGAACCTGCGGCACCCGAGTTTGAGGAATCGGCAAAGGCTATGAATGACCTCAGACAGGATCCGAAGTTCATGGTAGCAATCCATGAACGCCAACTAGAGAGAATGGCGAGTATCATTGAGGAACTCGCAGAGCGTCTCATTAGTCTTGAAGCAAAAGTCATTGAACTTGAGACAGCAACGCGATTCCCCCATGCAGATTCGCCCGTACCCAATTTGCCCCATGGACCCAATGCTAAACTATGACGACAAACTACGATCCAAACATGTATGAAGAGATTCTTTCAAACTTTGATGCATTTTGCGATCAGTTTGAAGGAGCAGCAGCAAGACGATTTGCAGGATTAGATGATGCCTCTAGACAACCAATTGATAATGCAGAAATACAACGAGCTACTCCAGTCGCTGTCCGAGAGGTTGACGACGGTGGAGACGAAGGTGTCTCAATTAGAACGCCCCCAGTTGATGTACAAGCCGCCCCAATGCCAAGACTATCAGACGATAGCGGAGACATTGGATGATCTACATAATGCAGTAGAGGAGTTAAGGAATGTCGGGAGAGATCGTCAATCCAGCGATGATTGACACATTATCAGTGATTGGTCCTACAGGGTATTATCCCCTTCCGATTGGTGGTGTAATTTACGAGTGTGAAACGATTAAGACTAGTATAGGAGCACCCGATCCCGAGGTGCCTTTGCCAGTTTTAATCATGGATCCTGAAAAGTCTCCTGGCACACACCCACCTGTACCTGGGAGTCCCATTGCACCGTACCCAGGACCGCCTGCACCGCCTTTAATTGATCGTCCAGCACTTTTACCCGTGCAGAACCTTACAGTGTTCTTTGAGGGCAAACTCGTGGCAGTGGCAGGTGATCATATGACTGCGGTTCCTACGACCGTGCCACCGACGAGACCGATCATTGAGAATGGGTTGACATCTCCGACAATTTATCCTACAATCAAAATTGGTACACAACTTCCTATTAGTTAAGAAATTATGGCACGAGCAAAAGTTGGTCTGAGTGGTAAGAAGATTATTGAGTCTAAGCCAAAGAAGAGTCGCCAAGGACAGGGGCAGCACACAAAGCTTTCTGCAACCAGTCGCAATGGTGCTAAGAAGCGTTATCGTGGTCAGGGTAAATAGTCTCTGAGGAGCGAAACGCCGAAATCTCCGAAGTATATCGTATAGAGGAAAACCGATGGGCAATTCACCAGTTGATAAAAGTAAAGACTTTATTGATGATGGGATGACACTGATTACTGAAACTGACAGTGATCGTTATCTAGATATGGCAGCGAAACGCAATCGCAACAAGCGAAAGGAAGAACTATACGATATTCCAGAAGACCGCCTAAGTCGCCCCTGCGGGGGTGCTGGCGGTTTTGACGACTTTGTAGAACGTTGGCACGAAGACACTAAATAACTAGTGACTCCGTAGGCGTTAAATGGCAACTTCACCGATCTCGTTTAGAGATTTAAATATTGCATTTAAGAAGCATCCTGTGACTGATGACGTTGTTGTCAGCAAGGATGCTGTTGCCATTAAACAAGCAATCGTAAATATCCTATTAACTAATAAAGGCGAAAGGTTATTTAATCCTACGTATGGATCAGATATCAGATCATATTTGTTTGAACCATTAGATTATGGTACTGCTGCTCAAGTCAATAGTAGCATTCGGTATACCCTAGCGAGATTTGAACCTAGAATTAATGTATTGTCAGTCAATACGATTCCAAACTTTGACGACAATGGATTTGATGTTGAGATGACATATGAGATCCGAGGATCTGATGTACCTCCCACCAATGTAGAATTCTTCCTAGCTAGGACGAGATAATGCCATACACTCAGTTAAACAATTTAGACTTTAATCAGATTAAGACTGCCCTCAAGGATTACATGAGAGCACAGTCTGATTTTGTTGACTATGACTTTGAGGGATCGGCATTAAGTCAACTCCTTGATGTTCTAGCGTATAACACTTATTACACTGCGTTCAATACGAACATGGTGGTGAATGAGTTGTTCTTGGATTCATCAACCTTGAGAGACAATGTAGTGTCTCTTGCGAAGCAATTGGGTTATAGTCCTAAGTCAATTACATCACCAACTGCAGTTGTTAACTTTAATGTTAACTATCCAAACAATCCACCTGCTGCGACGATTCTAAAAGCAGGTAGTGGATTTATCACAAATTACGACAACACGATTTATCGTTTCATTGTCAACGAGAACGTCAGAGCAGAAGTTGTAAATGGTGTTGCTTCGTTTAGTGATGTTACTCTATATGAAGGTTCTTTAATTACAACAAGAACTACAGTTAGCACATCACTCAAGTCCCAAAGATTTAGAATTGAGAACGCTGCTGTTGATACAAATACGTTGAAGGTCAAAGTTTATCAATCAGCAAACTCAAGCGTTTATGAAACATACTCACAAGCAAACAACATTTTAGATGTTGGTGCTGATGATAAAGTCTATTTCATCAACGAAATGGAAGATGAGACTTATGAATTATTTTTTGGTGATGGTATCCTAGGAAGAAAATTAGAGAATGGAGAAGTTGTTGAGATCAATTATGTGGTTACAAATGGTCCTACAACCAACGGTGCAAAAACCTTTAATTTTAATGGAATTTTAATTGATGAGAACGATCAACCAATCGTTGTTCCATTTAGTATTAGCAATATTTTAACAATTGAAAATGCCAGTGGTGGAGCGGATATTGAAAGCATTGCAAAGATTAAATACAACGCTCCAAAATTCTACGGATCACAAAATAGAGCAGTAACATCCGCAGATTATTCTGCGATTGTTAGAAATCTTTACCCTGCTGTGAGTGACATCATCGTCTTTGGTGGAGAAGATCAAGATCCACCAGCGTATGGAAAAGTTTTTATTGCAATCAAACCAGAAGAAGCAGCGTCTCTTTCGTCTTATACTAAGACTCAACTTGGACAAGAATTGAGAAAGTATACTGTTGCATCTGTAAAACCAGAATTCATTGATCCTTCAATTCTTTATATTGAGATTGATAGTTCCATTTACTATGATGGATCAAAGACAACACTACTTCCTGCTCAGGTGGCAGCAAAAGCAACTTCTGGTGTTGAGGAGTATCTCAAGACATCTTCAACAGAAAAGTTCAATGGTAAGTTTCGTTATAGTAAATTTATTGGTGTGATTGATGGTGCTGATCGTGCTATCAATTCAAATAGCACGACTATTACAATGAGGAAGGATTTCTATGCACAAATCAATTCTACCTCATATTATGAGATTTGTTACCAAAATGCATTCCTAGAGGATTGCGATGGTCCTGTTGTTTCGTCTACTGGAATGACGGTCTTTGAATACCCAGATTTCACGACGTATCTTGAGGATAGATCTGGCAAAATGATCCTATATAGACTAGATCCAACAACTGGAGAAAAAATTCTCCTGAATGATTCTATTGGCGATATTGATTATGCCAAGGGTGAAATTATGTTATACGACTTCACTATCCTCAAGGGTTCATTCTCAGACAACCGTGTTGAACTAAGAGTCAAACCCGCCAAGAAAGATATTGAAGTAAAGCGTGAGGTATATCTGGATGTTGATATATCAAAGAGTAAATTTGTAGCATACAAAGAGTAGTAGTAGATGCTTAAGACTGCTAATAAAATCTCATTCCTAGTTGAGTCCCAACTACCAGACTTCATTAATGAAGAGTATGAACTTTTTAGTAAGTTTGTACAGAAATACTATGAGCAGTTAGAAATTCAGGGACAACCTCTGGATATCATCAACAACATTCAAACATACCGTGATATTGACTTTTATGAGAAGAATATTCTCAATCAGTCAACAACTTTGACTGGATTTATCCAGAAGACAGATAATACTATTACTGTATCCGATGCAACATCATTTCCAAAGAATGGTGGGTATATCAAAATTGATGATGAAATCTGTTTCTATAAGCAAAGAACAGATACTCAGTTTTTAGAAGTAAGTCGTGGTGTCAGTGGCAACACAACTCTCGGGGATTTGTATACCGAGAGTGTTTTTACGACAACACAGGCAGCAGATCACGTTGCTGGATCTACTGTTCAAAATATTAGTAACCTATTCTTATATTCTCTAGTCAAGAGTTTTGAGAAGCAATATCTCAGCGATTTCCCTGAAGCGTATCTAAAAGAGGGAGTTGACAAGAGAACGTTAATCAAAAATATTTCTACATTCTATCAATCAAAGGGAACTGACAATTCAATCAAGTTCTTGTTTAAGTGTTTGATTGATAATGATCCAAATCCAGAAGTTGCTTATCCAAGAGACTTTACACTTAAGTCTTCCGATTCTAATTGGATTAATGTTTATGCTCTGAAAGTAAAAATTCTTTCTGGTACTGTAGAAGATTTGATTGGAAAAAGAATCGTTCAAAACGTAGTTGGTGACTACGCTGATGCGATTGTTGATAACGTTAGATATGCTGGAAGATTTGATGGCGAAGATCTTTATGAGTTAATTCTGTCAGAGCAATCAGTCAACGGAACATTCTCTATTGCTGCTAGAACCAAACTCACAGAACTAGTTGATGCTTCTGTTGTTTCTGGTGACAGAATCAATGTCTTCTCAACAATGGCATGGAAGAAGTCTGGTGAATTTAAGATTGGAACCGAGACTTTTACATTTGAAGACAAGAATGTAAATCAGTTTATCCTCAAGTCCAGAACAGGAACTGGCACACACCCCGCAGGATCGTCTGTAACCTATGGTGCCAATGTTTCTGGTGCGGGTGTGACTATGTTGGTTTATGGTGTCTTGTACGCCACAGAAACCGCCTCTCAGCATCCTTATTCAAACCCTGGTGATAGGTTAGAAATTTCTGAACCAGGATTCTTGACAAATGATGTTAAAATCTTTGACGCACAAAATAATCTGAGATGGAAGACCACTTCTTCTATTCCATTCTCATCAAATCAGGCTGGTGTTGCGGCATCTATTGCAGATTTAAATTCTAATGTATCTGCAATCTTTGAAGACGGTGAAGGATACTACATCACTTCGTCTGGTTTCCCCTCTCATGATATCATCTCTGCATCTGCTACTGTTCCTGTAGATGTTCAGGATCAGAAGTTACTTAGAATTATTAGAAAGAACTCAATCTCAACGACTGAGATTTATGAGACTAAGTACAGAGATGTTGGTATTGCTACAAATGGTATTCCATTCTTAAGTTACAAGGATGAGGAAGTTATTCTGAATGGTCCTATTCAGAAAATTAACGTAACTGCTAGAGGAAGAGGATACCAGAAAGAACCATTTGTTCTTATTGATGGAATTGCAAATCTTGCAAGGACTAGACTTGCTGGTCAGGTTGTTGAGTCTGTTATTGTTGATACCCCAGGCAACTATGCAGCAACTCCTGCTGTGGAGATCGTTTCTGGTAGAAATGCAAAGGCAACTGCTATTGTTACCAACGGAGAAATCACCAGTATTGTTGTTGATAATGCAGGTGAGTTTTATTCCTCACCACCAGAAGTAAGAATTACTGACAATGCAGGCAAAGGACGTTTTGCTGATTATGTTGCTGAGATCGCAACCTCTGGTGAAATTACTGGATTTACAAAAGTCAGTGGTGGTAGTTTCTACACACAGGAGAATGTAGTTGTAGATATTATTGCCGTTGGTTCTGGTGCAGTTGCTACTGCCGACATCAAAGTGTGGAGAAAAGACAGGTATAATCGGTTTGCTTCCGTTTTAGACTCGGAAAATGGACATTTCTTCACCAACTTTATTCCATCACGTGGAACTGGATATGCTTACTATGCAGCACCAACGACACTGAGAGCAGGTGATAATGGATCTTCCCACTCTCCTATTCTTGGATTTGCTTATGATGGCAATCCCATTTATGGTCCTTATGGTTTTTCGGATGCTTTAGATCCATCCAGTTCTGTTGTCAGAATGACAACCAGCTACTCCAAGAACATTTCTAGAAATAATGGTCCTAATACGATTACATATCCATTAGGAACATTTATCAATGATTATACTTACAATGATAGATCTGGTTCTCTAGATCAGAACAACGGTAGATTCTGTGTTACACCAGAGTTTCCACAGGGAACTTATGCATATTTCATGACTGTTAGTGCTACCAACGTCCCCGAGTTTCCTTACATTCTCGGTGAAAACTACTATTCCCTACCACTAGACTCCAATTACAATTCTTCAATCTCACAGGATGATCTGCCAGTAAATGCAAATCGTCTTAGAACAAGTGACATTGACAAAAATGGTGATCTGACAATCGCTGTCATTGAAGATGTTGTCAGAGGAAGTGTGTCTTCTGCAACAGTATCAGATAGTACATCTGTATACTCGGTTGGATCTCAATTGATTATTGATGACGATCAAACTAGTGGATCTGGTGCTCAAGGCGAAGTTGCATCTGTAAAAGGAAGACAGGTCAATGCCATTGAGTCACAGCAAAACAAGTGTCTTCTCATTGATCTTGTTAGAGACGCATATCTATTTGATGGTGACACGATTATTCAAACTGGAACAGGTGCTACTGGAGAAATTGTTGGTAATGTATTCACATCAAACCAACTGGCAATCAGAAATGTTACTGGGTCTTTTGATTCTTCTCAAGTATTTTCATCAACAACATTAGTATTGTCAATTCTACTTGATAAAGATTCTTCTTATACAAAAGGTGCTACTCTTTCCCTGTCAGATGGTGTCAATGCACCAGTAGCGACTGGAGAGGTTCTGGAAGTTACCACTGCACAAAATACGGTAAAAGTTAAGGTTATAACTGGAGTATTTACTGTATCTGATGATCTTTTCCTCACAAGTTCTGATCTGATCAACACAACTGGTTCAAAAGCTCTTTCACTCACACCACTGAGTAAAGATCTCCCAATTTTCAGAATTACTGATAACGTAGCACTTCTAAGAACTGCTGATGCACATGGCGTTGGTGTCAATGAAAAAATTACTGTTGACATCAATCCAGACGATGCAACAACAAACACAACTTATTATGTAAGAAAGAGAGTATATCAAGAAGCAACCCTTGAAACCCCAGGTGTAGACAGGGTTCTCAGCGACAATGGAATTGGTAGAGTTGCCATCTTGAATGGTGGTGAAGACTACACACCAAACACATATACTGGTATTGCATTGTCTGGTGGAACTGGAAAAGACGCTGAGGCAACGATTGTTGTGTCTGCATCTGGATCTGTCACTAGTGTTACTATCACAGACAAGGGAACTGGATACTCCAAGTTTGATGTGTTGACAGTTGGTGATGCAGCACTCACAAAAACCGATGCTACGACACCAAGATTGCAGATTAGTGTTGATCATGTCGGATTTTCTATCCAAAATGCAGTATTAAATCTTGATAGTGGTATCGGTATCACTGCAAATGATTATCTAAGAATTGGTAGTGAAATTGTCAGAGTAATCTCAAGAACTGATAATGCTCTCACAGTAGAAAGAGCACAGTTGAATACTAGTGCCGTAGATCACTTTAATGGTGCTGCTGTTTCCGTTTATGATCCTGGATATAATTTAGCAACTGGATATCAGATTGGATCCGATGCAGCAGATGCTATTGTTTTATCATATGATCCAGCAACACAAAAAGCAGTGTTTGTTTATGACTATGCCCAAACATTATCATCAATTAATGAATTGTCTTTGGGTTCTGTCTTTTTTGATCAGAGTGTTGACCAGAGACTGGTAAAAATTGTAAGCATTGGTGACCCACAACTTCTATTTGAATTCTCAGAAGATAACGTTACGTTCACCAGAAATCCTGTTATTGATGTTAAGAAGTTCTACAAGTATAGTTTTGACGTTTCACACTCTTCCATGAGCGGTGTAAATTTTGATATCTCCCCAAGCATCAATCTAAACCTAGTAACTCCAGAGAAAACTTCTTCTGGTAACATTGTTGACTTGAAGTTGGGATTTGGATCTAGAATTGTATCTAATAATTACACAACAAAAGTAGAAGTTCCATTTGTCAGATATTTCTATTTTGACAAGAATGGAAATGTTTCTTCCGAAGGATCTTACTTTAATGTTGTTAATGATCCACTGCAGGGAGAAAAAACTACTTTATATGTAACTTCAGACTCTGTTCTATACTCAACAGGAACTGCAGCACCACATGACGGTAGTGGTTCCATGACTTATATTTCTAAGTCACCATTCTCTGTTGGGGAAATTGAGTCAATAAGGATTACAAATATTGGTGGAAATTACAAAAAGGTTCCCATTGTTAGAGGAATTGTTCCAACAGAAAGTTTGCTTGCAAAAGCAACATGCCAGATTGAAGATGGAAGAATCGCTAGTGTTACTGTTGATGATTCTGGTAGCAGCTACACAACACCAATTGTTGTGGTGGACGGAAATGCTTCTTTAACGCCAATTGTTGATGCGGGAAAAGTAACTGGTATCGTCATTGATGATGCTGGATCTGGATATACAACAGCACCAACTATTACAATTGTAGAATCTTCAGTAAATTGTTTCTTACAGAGTGCTGACATTGGTATTCCAAGAAATGTTAAGATCATTAATAATGGCGGAGCATTCCACAACGATCAAACTCTAAAATCTTCATTCAGATCAAATTACATCTTTGTTGTATCTAATTTTGAAAAAGATGCTTTTGTTGTTGGTGAGACTATTGTACAGAGATCTGGTAGTGTTGAGGTTGCTAGAGCAAGAGTAAGTTCATGGAGAAAAGGATCAAACGTCCTGGTTGCTGACAGAGTACAAGGTATTTTCAGAGAAAACCAAGACATAATTGGTCTCTCTAGAAATAAAACAGCAACTATTGAAAGTATTGATTACACCGAGTTTTCTCCCCAAATCAAAACATATTTTGATAATCTTGGATATTATCAATCCGACTATGGAAAGATTGGTAATGCAAATCAAAGAATCACTGATTCATATTACTATCAAGATTATTCGTATGTCATACAATCAAAGACACCTATTAATGTCTGGCGTGATCTAATTAAGGACACGACTCACCCAGCTGGTTTCCAACTATTTGGTGAAGTTGATATTGAAACATCCTCACAGTCAAGAATGAGTGACGATGTATTCACTAAGAACACCAGTATTATCCAACTTTGGGACCCAGATAAGAATAAAGTTACTGTAATTGATACAAAGAGAACTATTTCTCAAAACATTGTTTTGATGAAGAATCTCAATGTTGAAAGAGGTGTTGGATCTGTATCTGTAGATAGTACAAACACATCTGAAATTAGAGCAAAACAAATCTACCTTTCTGGTTCTTTTGATGGAGATTTTTCAGATAGAGGAAATCTCCAAGGAACAAGAACATTTAATATTGTTGATTCAGACAACAATCTGGTAGAACCATATAACGAACAGGCACTTACAATTACTCTGGACGGTATTCTCCAAGAACCTGGAGTTGCATATACAGTATCTGGATATAAAATTACTTTTGCAGAACCACCTCTTGGACCATCAACAAAAGATGGTCAAGATGTTCCTGGCGTTACTTTCTACGGAAGGTGGTTTGAGTTTAAGACGGAATCATTAAATCAAAAATATCTAAGAAAGATTAGAAACATTTTCCAAAGAAGTGGAACTTGGATTGACTCTGCAAATCAACTGGAAAGAAATAGAGCATTCATTCAGGCAGAGACTCTTGGATACGTTAAAGATAAGTATTCCACTCTTGCTTGGGGAAATCTAGAATCTAAGTGCTATAGAGACATTGGTTTAATCATTGATGCTCTAGCACACGATTTAAGATTTGGTGGCAACCAAAAAACAGTTGCTGCTGTTGAGTCTTACTTTAGATCTGGTGTATTAGATTACATTTCTGGTGAATTAGAAGCAACCATTGATGCTTTTGCTTACGTTACTCGTTTGTCTAAATTGGCAATGCGTAACTGGGACTTTGTTGATCGTCAGGTTTCTTGGACTCCTGGTACAAATGAAGTAACTATCAGCAGCACAGATAATGTTGCTGTTGGCATGAAAGTCAGTGCTGGAAGAGCATTCCCAGAAGGAACTACTATCACAGATATTCTTGACAGAAGAACCATTCGTGTTAGCAACAACTCCATTCCCCTTTCAAATGCGTCAGTTAATACTATCTTAACCGATGCAACTACTACTGCAAACGAGAGCACTACAAATTCAATCATCCAGATTGCTCCCAATGTTTTCTTACAAGTAGGAACTCCATATACCTATTCAATTACACCAGCAACGGGTGTCTTGCCATCTGGTAATGCACAGATGACATTTATTTGGAGTGGAATTAACACTGGTACATTCTATGATGCTTCAACATTAATTGAAGCAAATAAAGTCAATATTCAGAGAGAAGCAACGCATAGGATTTATAACGAATATCCAAACTTCACCTATCCTGGTGTTCCTGAGTCTGCTTACAGATTTAAAGATGCAAGGAGATTGATCTATGAGAACTTACAAGATATCGTTTCACAAACAATCACAGAACTTGAAACAACCTTTGGTACTCAGTACGCTACAGATAAGTGTGCTAGAGATCTTAAGATCATCGTCGCTGCTGTTGCTGAAGATACAGCACGTGGAGGAAACTCAGCGACAATTGAAGCCACAAATCAATACTTTGACAATCACGACGCACTAGAGGGCGAAAGAACCCAGTCTGTATATGCATTTGAGTACGCAAGAGAGTTGTGTATTGAAGCACTAAACAATAGAGGAACATATACAGATCCAAATATTATTTTGGTTCCAGAATGCAGCAATGTAAATTCTGCTGTGACCACTTTGTTTGGTATTTTGATTTCTGCAATTGACAATAATCAGAAACCAACACTCGCTAAAAATACTGGTATTGAGTCTTGGGTAAAAGCAGAAGATTTCTGTTTCAGAGACACTGGTCTTCTTGTTGATGCTGTTGTTTACTGCCTGCGTTATGGCGGAAATGAGAAGGTTATTGACTTCGCAAATGCATACTTCAACAACTATAAGTTGAACCACGTTGCTGGTGAACTAAGAGAAACAATCTATGCTTACAACCAGGCAAGAGATTTGATGATTCAAGCAATGAGAAATCAAATTTCTGGCAATACTATTATTGCACCAGTAACCGATTCTCTAGTAAGAATTGATACGACTGCACCATACTGTGCTGAAGTTGAAAGCACCATCACTACATTTGCACAAATTGTAGAGGATACCTTGGAGGGTGGTCCAGACAGAATTGCTGTTGTTTCTCAAAACTCCAACTCAACAGGAAACTGGACTACGCTGAGATCGTATTCAAATATCAACATCCTCCCAGATCCACTTCTGGTTAATGGAACATTGAAAGAATGCGAAGAAGTCGCTTCAGCACTGGATTCTCTGTATGAAAACATCAGAGAAACTCTCACTACTGGAGAAGGAACAGCATCTGTATCATACCCAGACTATATTGATAATGAGAATACTATTTTTGACTTGTACTATGAAGATGGTACACCTGTATCAACAGATCCAAAAGAAGATCTGTTCATTGCATTGAGTGGTGTTCTGCAGCATGAAACTGCTTACAACATTGATAGAACATCTGTACCAAACAAAGTAGTATTTGCTACTCCACCAATTTGGGGTCAAGAAGATAACACCAAGACCGTACAGGAACCACTTGCCGTTGAGAAATTCTTCGCACATAGCGTTGGTAACTACTTACGCTGTGAAATTGATACGTCTGGAATCTTGTCGGGATCTCGTGGTCCATTCTTGATTTTAGACTCAGATGAGAAAAAAGTGAAGACAATTGATGATTCTAGATTTGCATTTGTATTCATTGATGGTGTTCTTCAAAGAGACACTAGATCATATTCAATCAATGGACCAGCAATTACATTTACCAGAAAGATCTTCATTGATAACAATGTAGAAATTATTCTCCTTTATGGTAGAGATACTGAGCAAACAATTACACTATATGATTTTGAAAGGAACACTTACTATAACAAGTTAGAGTTGACTTGTGATGCTGGTTCTCCAAATACATTTGATGATTGGAAGTCTTGGTACAACACCTCATATGATGGATATCAAGTTGCATATCAGAAGATTGGTGGTATCAAGAGATTTATTGGTAACCTCAAAGGATATACAACAACTTCCAATACCTTAACAGTTACTTTTGCTGGAATAAATCCAAACCTTGATAACTCTTCTGTTTTCTTCTCTGGAACACCCGATTATAGTGATGAGTACGAACTAGACTTCACAACCAATACTATTACTGTTGCTAGAGATGAAGATAGTGATTATCAGATGCAAAGAAATTCAACCAAATGGTTGTATGGCACGAAGAAAGCAGATGAATCTTTCTATGTTAAGAAAAATCTTCTTGCAAACTTGAATGCAGGAGATATTATCAAGATCAGTGGAGAGGAAGATTACAGAACAGTAAATGAATTACCTCAGTTTGTTAATCCAAAGAACTATGTTGCTGGAGAAGACGTATCAAATGACTTCTTTGGTTCTATTGTAACGAGTAATTACAATGGGGATACGAGAGGAGTTGGATTAAGTGTTACCTGTTCCATTGAAAATGGTCAAGTTTCTTCTGTAACTTGGAACAAGAAAGATCTGCAGTTATTATTTGATGAGGGAATCATTCAACCAACAACTGCATATGGTTATGACACTCCACCCATTTTACACTTCATTCCTGTAGACCAGCAGGGTGGTGGTGCTAGAGCAGAGGTTATCGTATCTCGTGGTCAAATCATTGATATTGTTATCACAAATCCTGGTTCTGGATATACAACTGCACCAAAGGTTGTCACCGCCAGACAGTATGACATTATCAAGCAAAGAGGCAGAAAGGTTGACAGTTTAGTCACGCTTACTATTGGATCTCAAATCCAACAACAGTCTCCAGTAACTGCAAATACAGTCTTTGAATTTGCTACTGGAATTGAGTTGCAGACATCATTTGTTACTTCGGTCAACATTCCTCCGTTTGATGTTCAGTTGATTATTCAAAGAGAATTGGATTCAACTCCACTCTCTATTTCTAGAGAATATGTTCTGTTTAATCCAACTTCAACTGGCGAAGTTATAATGCCACAATCCCAACCAACGTCAAGTGGTATTACTACACTAGAACTGGATAGATCAATCCTGTCACAACCAGCATTGACAGTTGAGGTTGCAAGAACCAGATCTTATGCACCATCTGTTGGATCAATTACTTACGGATTTGCTCAGTGGGAGTCCGCTAAGTTTATTGATACTGGAGATATTCTTTCATTATCTGGAGATCCAGTTTCCGAGGTATCTCTCCAAGATCTTGAATATTTTGAGATCAATGCTGATGGAACGTTTGATCCAAGCAATCCAAACAGGATCTTTAACCTTGCATATCCATCAATTAATTACTATCTAACTCAGCTAGATACTTCAGATCTACCAGCAGAAGGAGATCCTGGATATGTTGCAACTAACGGTGTTGTATATGCGAATACATCAAACTTTGCTTCTTCTGGAACAATTTTGGTTGGTAGAGAGCAAATTAGTTACACAAGTAAACTAAGTGATCGTTTCTTAGGATGTACTCGTGGCGTTAACGGAACCCCCATTGAGTTCCATGGCACAGGAGAGTACATAAGAAACGCCCTATAAATAAATATAAATAACTCGGATTCAGTCTTACTATACAGAGACCAGTGCTATGGCAGCTATTATTTCAGAAAAGTTTAGGATTTTTAACGCGAAGCAATTCCTAGAATCCCTAGGCGAAGGCGTTAACGATGCCGACACAGATCGTACCAGAATGTACTTCTTTGTTGGAAGATCCTCAAGGTGGGATGCATATCTTGAGATCTTCAATTCAAGTGGAACGTTCCAAGTTGGTGAGACTGTCACTGGTGGTGGATGGAGTGGTGTTGTTGCTGAAGTTCACAGCAACAGTCTTCTTCTGAACACTATCCTACCAACACCAACAACAACTCCAGCATTTGGCACCACAATCACTGGTGGAACCAGTGGTGCAACCGCTAAGTCTGGTGTATACAGATACGGAACAGAGGATGCACCTCCTGCTCCTCTAGACAATGCTAGCGAGAAGCAAAGCATCTTTGATGAAATGATTGCTGCCAAGCGTATTACATCTGGATTTGCTCGCCTAGTTGTTCCCCGTTATAACTGGAACCTGTCACTGAATCCAAAGTTTGACATGTACCGCCCAAGTTATGCACCAACTCCTGGTGGTGGCGGTGCTATTGGTAAGCAAACAGCACTTGGTGCAACATCTCTTTCCGCATCTAAGTTCTATGTAATGAACTCCAGATATGAGGTATTTAAGTGCCTTTATAACGGAGAGTATGATAGCGACACTGGTGCAAACGCAACTTACGAACCAACTTCACAACCAGTTGCTGGTCAAGGTACATTTGCAAATGGTATCTTCACAGAACCCGCAGGAACCGCTGGTTACATCTGGAAGCACATGTACACCCTGACAACAGGTGATGTTCTAGCATTCCTATCTTCAGACTTTATGCCTATTGCTGCAGTGGGCGAAGCATCCAGAGTTGCAGTTGAAACTGCTGCAATTGATGGATCTATTGATGTTGCAGTCGTCAAGGATAATGGAACTGCACTTCCTCTCTCAGCAACTCTTTACACTCCTGTTTATGGTGACGGTTCTGGTGCGATTGTAAAACTAACTACAAATGGCACTGGCGAAGTTACTGCTGCTGAAATGGAAGCAGTTGGTTCTGGATATACTTACGGTAACGTTATTCTAGAAACTGGCAAAGTATTTACTGATTCTGCACTGACTGCTGCAGCAGGTGCTTTTGCTGGAACTGCTGCTATTGAAGCAGTTATCTCACCTAAAGGTGGTCATGGATCCAATGCAGAGAACGAACTCTTTGCTAAGAGAGTGATGACCAGTGTTCGTTTGACCTATGACGAAGGTCAGGGTGACTTCCCCGTTGATAACGACTTCCGTCGTATCGGTATCATCCAAGACCCATATGTATATGGTTCAACCACATTTGCTTCGGACAGCACACTCCGTGGAACTAGAGTTCTGAAAATTAATGGTGCTTCCGCAGACTATGTTGCTGATGAAGTAATTCGTCAGACAGTTGGTTCTGAAAATTCTTATGGAACTGTTGTTTCTTGGGATTCTGCAAATGGTATTCTCAAGTATTTCCAAACACCTTCTCTACATGCTGATAACGGCGTTGTAAGACCATTTGTATCAAACAATACTGATGCAGTGGTTGGTATTTCTTCAACAGCATCTGGAACCATTTCTAGCGGCGAGAATGGAACTGTTTCTGACATTACCTTTACTGGTGGTCTTGCAAACCCAGAACTTGAACCAAACTCAGGTGAGGTCGTATACATAGAGAATAGAAGACAGATTACTAGAGCTCCTGACCAAATTGAGGACATCAAACTAGTAATTGAATTCTAATTTAGTTCCACAAGTTAGAAACGGTGTGAGATGCCACAAAAAACCAACCTCAACGTAGATCCTTACTACGATAATTTTGACCAGGGAAAAAATTTTTACAAGGTACTCTTTCGCCCAGGATATTCCATCCAGGCGAGAGAGTTAACGCAACTTCAATCTGTTCTTCAAAATCAGATTGAACAGTTTGGTAAGTATGCGTTTAAACAAGGAGAACTTGTAATCCCAGGAGAAGTTGGTTTAAACACCAAACTTCATTTTGTCAAGCTTTCATCTGTTTCTGAAATTCCTGTAAACCAAGATGGTCAGGTGGTTTACAAGAAGTATGATGTTAGAGAACTAAAGAACCAAAAACTAAGAGGATTGACTTCTGGTGTTATTGGCACCGTTGTTGATGCAGATGTGGCAACCGAAACTGCATCGGACATCGTATTTGTTAATTACACTAACAGTGGTGATGCTGGTAACGAAGAAACATTCCGTCAAGGCGAAACTCTGGAGGTTGTTGATGGTGTCAATACACCACTTCTAGTTGTTGGTACAGACGGCAGTGTTCTACCAACTTCAATTAGTGTAACTAATCCAGACACTGGAGAAGTCAGTTCATTAGAAAGTCCCGCAATGGGATATGCTTCTGCTGTCAAGGTAGAGGAAGGAATTTATTTTGTTAATGGTTACTTTGTAAGGAACGACACTCAACTCTTAGTAATTAACAAGTATTACAATAAACCATCAGCAAAGATTGGTTTCAAGATTTCCGAGACTATTGTCACACCAGAGGAGGACGCATCTCTCTATGACAATTCTATTGGATCTAGTAACTACACTGCTCCTGGAGCACATAGATTAAAGATTTCACTGGATCTCGTAAGATACGATCTTGGAGAAATCACAGACAAGAATTTTATTCAACTTCTTTCTGTAAGAAATGGATCTGTTCAGAATCAAGTAGTACAAACAGACTACAATCTTCTAGAGCAGACTCTTGCTAGAAGAACATATGATGAATCTGGCGATTATGTTGTTGATAACTTCTCACTAGATGTTAGAGAGTATTATCAGCAAAACGGAAACCTTGGTGTATATTCAAAGAATGAATTTGGTCTAGTTAATGGTCTTTCTGAGTCTGATGCAAAGGATAAACTAGTCGCTAGTGTTGGACCTGGAAAGGCATACATTAAAGGTTTTGAAATTGTTAACAAAGAGACAAAGTATCTCCCAATTAACAAGGCAAGAGAAACTCTTAACAGAGAAGACATTCGTCTCAAGACAAAGGGTCTACCAACTTACAAAATTACAAACACTTTCGGAACGATTCCTCTAAACTCAGAGGGTTCTGAACTAACCGCATATCCAAACATCTTCTTGTGTTCCACATTTAATGATGGATCAATTGGTCTCAACAACACCGAAGGAGATAATGATTCAAAGCAAACTCTTGCACGTAGAGGAATTTTCTTTGATGAGAATTCTGGAATCAAAACGATCTATTTGAATATTGATCCAGCATATGCAAATACATATTCAACTCTAACTGATGCTAACTTCCAATCCACGATTGGAACTCTTTGGTTTGTTCAAACGAGAACTGATGCAGGAGAACCATCTGTAGCAAATAGTGTTTCTTCAATTGCATATTCCAAAGTCAACAGAGTAGAGGTCAACCCATCAACTGGTGTTACTTACCTTGAAGTAACTGTAACTGGTAGAAAAGATCTCCTAGATCAATACTTCCTTGAGTATGATTCTGGATCTGATTCTGGATACAGAGAAATTTTCCTATCAGAATCTGATGCTAAGAATCCATCTGGTACTCCATTTGGAACAATCGTTGACTACAACGAAACAATTACTCCTGTCATTGGAACGGTAAAACCCAGCAACTTCACTCTGCTTGAAAGAGGAACAGGATTCAACTCAGATACAGACGTTGTAATTTCAAAGGGTAGACAGGAGAATGGTGATCCTGTTTATAACACCACATTTGGTCTGTCATACTTTGACCCACAATTCTTCACCAGAATCCTCCTAGACGAGAGAATCACCACCACAGGTAGTTTCACCCCAGGACAGTACGTTTACGGTCTTGAGAGCGGTGCATACGGCGTTGTAGAGGGTTCATCAACTGGTACATTCACCACCACCAAAACATTGATGGTGAAAACGCTATTTGGTAACTTCAAATCTGGCGAAGCAATCAGAGATGAAAACAACAATTCACTGAGAATTGCAAAAGATAATACAATCTCACACTTCATTGTCAATAACAGAGGTAGCAACTATGTTGCTGGTTCTAAACTCAGAATTGATGGTGTTGAATTTGATTCTTCAAAGATCAATCTTGATATCACAGGAAGTGGATCAATTCGTTCTGCAGAAGTAGTCAACAGAGAACTTGTAGATACCGAGTATTCCAGACCACCAATCATTGAAGTTATTCAAGGTTCTGGTGGTGGTACACCAAGTGGTGCCGTAATCATTCCAGTTCTAGTTAGAAATGCAGTAACGACATATACCCCACAGAATGTTAAGTCATTCTTCTGTCAGTATGGTTCTGGTAATGCAAACACATTTACTTCTGATATTGAGGTAAACAAAGAGAAGTTTGCAGAAGTTACTTCTGTTACCGATTTTACTTTCAGTGGTGAGAGAGGTAGAAAGTATATTGAGTGTAACGGATTTGGTGGAGACGCAAGTAAGTTCTTGCAGCAAGGAGACCTTGTACAGTTCAGTGATACATCAGATACTATTGTTCGTTGCATTGTACAACAAGCTACTAAACCAGAAGGTGTTCTCAAGTCAAGAATTTATTTTGACAGATCACTTCCTGCAGATGTAAGTAATGCAAGTGTTGTAAGAGTTCGTCCTTCTATCAGCAACTTCAACCAAGGAACACTTCTATACAAGACAGGAACTTCACAGGTAAGTTCTATTGTCGCAAGTAGTGAAGATTCCAAGATTTCTTACTTCCTAAGAAGAGATTTTGTTAGCACTGGTGCTGGTGGTCAGGGTGCTATCACATTTGCTGCTCAACTCCCATTCGGAACCCAGAGATTCGTTTCTTTCAATGAGAGCAACTTCCTTGTCACAGTTCTAGACCCAGGTGATGCACCCGATATTGTTGAAGGTGACGTTGTATACATCACCGATTCTCAGGTAACAATTAAAGCATCTGTTGATTCTGCTAGTGGTCTAACCTCTGGTAGTGTTAAGTTGAATCTACCAGCAGATTACTTTGGATCAATTCCCCAGGGTGGAACATATCCAACTCTCAAGTTGACTGCAACTCTGGAAGTATCTAAAGCAAAACCAAGACTCAAGACTTCTGTTGTTAATAAGAGAATTGTTATTGATTCTAGTGGAGACAGAATCATTCCTTTCCGTGGAAGAGATTATGATTCCGAGAGTCTCTCAGTATACAGTTATGCTGATGCATATAAACTGAGATATGTTTATGAAGGTTCACCTTCAGAACCACCTACTGTTGATAGAAATGGCAACCTAGTCAGTGGTACTGATGTTACTAGCAGATTTACCTTTGACGATGGTCAAAGAGATACGATCTATGATATCTCCAGAATTGTCCTCAAACCAGGATTTGATGCTCCTGTCGGACAACTAGTTGTTGCATTTGATTACTTTGAGCACACTCAGGGTGATTTCTGTACGGTTGACTCGTATCTACATGAAGCAGGTGTTGGACCAGAAGACATTCCTTCATTCAACTCACCTGCCCTAGGAAAAGTTTCTTTGAAGGATGTTCTAGACTTTAGACCCAAAGTAGACAACGATGCGATTGTTTCTGGATTCCAGAACAACTCTCTGCTTGGTTCTGCTAATACCAGATCGTTTACTGGAACTGGTGGCATCATTACTAGCACTCCTGCACCAGATTCAAACCTAGAGTTCACCTTCTCGTTCACACAAACTCAGTATCTGGATCGTATTGACGGACTGTTCCTCAATAAGCGTGGCGAGTTTATCATCAAGGAAGGTAATTCTTCGCTCAATCCATCTAAACCAGATCCAATTGGTGATGCAATTCCTCTGTACTACATGTACATTCCTGCATTTACACAAAGCAGCAAGGATGTAAGAATCACTCCAATTGATAACCGTCGTTACACGATGCGTGACATTGGTAAGTTGGAGAAGCGTATTGAACGTCTTGAGTATTACACACTCCTCAGTGTTCTTGAGCAACAAGCTCTCAACATGCAGGTAACCGATTCTGTTGGCGTAAGTCGTTTCAAGAGTGGTTTCATTGTAGACAATTTTGAGACCCACAAGATTGGTTCTCTAAGATCACTTGATTACAAGTGTGCGATTGACACCCAGCAGTCAGTCATGAGACCACAGTCCAAGGAAGATTCCTTTGGTTTGGTTGAAGTTAACACTAGAAATGATCAAAGAGCAGTTGCTGGTTATGCAAGAAAGGGTGATCGTGTAACTCTTCCATATACAGAACTAGAATTACTTGGAAATGCATTTGCTACTAAGACTGTAAATCCAAATCCATTTGTTGTTCTCCAGTATGTTGGCGACTCGTTCCTTGCACCAGGAGTAGATTCCTGGTATGACACATCTGTTGCTCCACTTGTAAGTGATAACAATACAAATCTGTATTCAATTTTCCTTGCTAAGAATGAGTTGAGAGATGCATTCTCAAGTCTCCACAACTCATACAAGATCAACTGGATCGGTGCAAACAGAGCATTCTTCAACATTGGATCTTTTGCTGATGTTAACAGCAACATTGCAGACTCCAGTGTTACCAATGCTTCCATCGGAACTTCATCAAATATCAGTCCAGAAAATAACGAAATTGGTAAAGGCATCAGCACCAGAGGTGTTGGTTCAAACGTAGTTGCTACTTCACTGTCCTTCTTTGCGAGAAGTGTTGCAGTTCAGTACAAGATCAATCGTCTGAAGCCAAACACAAATATCTTCGTCTTCATGGAAGGACAAGATATTTCTCGCTGGGTCAACCCAGACTTCAGATATACAGGAGTTGCTGGAAACTCCCTATCCGCATTTAATGGCAGTATCACAACTGATGAAAATGGTAATGCCAGTGGCATCATTCTGATTCCTGCTGGCAAACCACCTAGAGAGAATGCAGTTTGGACAGGTAATGTTGATACTGTTGTTTATGACGATGACGCCGATGAGGTAAGATTCACGACTGGTGTTAAGACCATCAGATTTACTTCTAGTGCATCCGATGCACCTAAAGAAGAAGTAGATACCTATGCAGAAGTTAAGTATTATGCAACTGGTCTTCTCCCAGAGAATCCATCATCCATCGTATCTACCACTCCTGCATACTTCAAGGCAAACGAGGGAACTCAGACTACAGATAGCAATACTGACAACCCAGTAAAACCAAATCCACTTGCACAAACCTTCAAAGTTGAAGGTTATGAAGGTGGTCTATTTGCTACAAGTATTGATCTGTACTTTGCACAGAAGAGTGACAGTATTCCCATCAGAGTATATCTAACTGATGTACAGAATGGAAAACCAGGAAAGAATATTCTCCCTGGAACACAAAAAGTCATCAACCCAGATACTTACCTGAGAGTTGTTGCAAGTGATACACTCACCATTACAAGGGGTGAGAAAGTAACTGGAAACTCATCAAATGCTTCTGGTCCTATTTCTAGACTGTTTGATAAGAACAACATTGAAGTCACACCTTCTACGACTGGTGTGTTCACCCTGACGAGTGATCAGGTCTACACTCTCGTTCTTAGCAACCACAATGGAACATCATTCAAGCAAGACGAGGGTCTGTCTGTTCCATCATTGACTGCAAATAATAATGCATCAAACACAAACCTCACACTCAAGATTGCAAAAGATTCTGGTCGTGTCACCGATCTACGTATTAAGAACACTGGATCTGGTTACGACTCGGCAATTCTAACTATTGAGAGTCCACAACTCCCAGGTGGTGGTAACGCAACCGCAACCGTAAGAGTTTCTGGTGGTAAGGTTTATCACTCAGAACTCGTACTATTTGGATCTGAATACACAGAACCACCTGCTGTTGTTCTTCGTGGAACTGGCACAGGAAATGCTGGTGCTGAAATTGAGTCCTTTATCACAATTGATACTCCTGCTGTTCGTATGGGTATTGCAATTGATGAGGCGGGAGTTACTCAGTCAATCACACCAACCAAGTTTGAGTTTGATTATCCTGTATATCTTGAGAATGATACTGAGTATGCAGTTGCTATTGAGACAGATTCAAGTGATTATGAAATCTGGGCATCAAAACTTGGCGAAACCGAGATTGCCACCAGCACAACTGTCACAACCCAACCTCTTCTTGGTTCTCTGTTCAGATCACAAAATACAAGTGCATGGACAGAAGATCTATTTGAAGATGTCAAGTTCAAACTCAACCGTGCAGAGTTTGACATCTCAAGAACTGCAACTATTCTCCTAACCAATGAAAATCTTGGTTATGAAAAACTAGATGCAAATCCAATTGAAACCAACGCAGGTTCAAACACAACTGCAACTTCAAGTCTGTTCAAGAACAACAACTTTGTTGTCAAGGTCAACCACCCAGATAATGGATTTGATTCCGATAGCAAGTCGTATGTGTTCTTCAAATCAGCACTTGACGTTGGTGGTGTAACAGCATCACAACTGAACTCCAGACTATTCCAAGTAACTAATACTGGGGTTGACTATTACAACATCACATCTTCTGCACGTGCATCTGCCAATGCATTTGGTGGTGGTACATCTGTACTAGCAACTTATAACAGAAAGTTTGAGAAACTATTTGCTCTTGTTCCCAATCTCTCATTCAGTCAAACCAAGATTGAGAGTTCAGTCAAGACAACTAATGTCTCACCAATTGATGACAAAGTAAATACATTCACTTCATATTCACAATCTGATTACGAGAAGACCTTCTTGAATGAGGATTTCTTCTTTATCAATCAGAAGATTATTGCCTCCAGAATCAACGAAACAATCAACAACATTGACAGATCACTCACATACAAACTAGATCTTTCCAGCACAGTATCATATCTGTCTCCTCTTGTTGATCTTTCCCGAGCATCAGTTAAGACAATTTCAAATAAAGTTGAGAATGCATCTGGTCAGGAAGAAAGATTTGGTCGCAGAAATCAAATCCTAGAGTTCTATCCAGTTTACACATTCCTCATTGATGGTGTTGATACAGAGGGTGGAGAGTCAATCTCAAACAATCAAACAATCACTGGATCAACAACAAAAGCATCTGGTGATATCATCAAGGTTTCTGGCACCACAGTATGGGTCAAACTCAAGACTGCTAACGCATTCACTCCAAATGAGACATTGAATTTTGAGACTGATACTTTTGCAGGAACAATTTCTGTTGAGTCTTCTGGTGCATCTCAGGTAATCTTCCAGATTCCAAATACAGTTGCACCTCCAACATATGTCACTGCTAGAAACCCATCGGTTCTTGCTCAAACATATGACAATAAGATTACTGGTAAGATTGTTCTCTGGAACCAGAAGAAAGGTCTACTTACGGTTGTAAATGATAAGCAACCAATCAATGATGATTACACAGGTAGAATTGTTGATAGTTCAGATTATACAAGAAACGCATCTGTAGACTTCCAAGATTCGGACATCTTCAGAGTTGGTGATATCCTTTCTTATCCAGACCAACCAGCAGATGAGCAAGAGTTTATTGAAGTTTCCAAAGTTTCTTACAGTGATGGAGTTGACTTCATCGCAGATACACAATCCAAGAACAGTTCTTCAATCGCCAAGTACGTCACTAAAGAAGTCTCAATTGAGAATCCTGCAACTGGAATTGATGTTAAGACTACTGTAAACGTCAGCGATATTGAGAACATTCGCGTTCTGTATAGAATCAAGAAGTCCTCTTCACAAGAGAACTTTGATGATATTGAGTGGGTATACTTCAACGAGACTGGTGCTCCTGATGTTGATGTAATTGCAACTTCGGAAAATGCTATCAGTGGTATTACTGAGAAGCAGTCTTCATATCAAGAACTGACTTACAGTGTTGATGATCTTCCCGAGTTCTCTTCATTCGCAATTAAGATTGTTATGAAGTCAAGCAACCCAGCATTTGTTCCTAAGGTACAAGATCTGAGAGTAGTCGCATCCTATTGATATGAAACATATTAAAGTGAAGAATGAGGATCACCTGTATCGCGACGTTGATACAGGTGCAATCATAAATACTGACAGATCGGCTTTTGAGAAGTACAAGAAGTCTAGGAATAAGTTCCGTAATATGGAACAGGAACTGGACTACGTGAAGAGTGAAATCAGCGAGATCAAATCCCTTTTACACCAGTTAGTTAACGGCAATGGTACTCAGGAACGTAGCAAAGACATTCAGTCTTGAAGAGCAGAGACAAGAAATCAACGAGATTGCAGTAGATCTTGATGCTGTCAATACCACGTTGGCAAACTGGAATGCTGGAGACTGGGATACTGCGTACAGTTGGGGTGATCATGCTCAAGCAGGTTACTGGGTAGATAATGCAACTAGCAGATCAAACTGGGATACAGCATACGGTTGGGGAGATCATGGAACTGTTGGATATTGGGTAGAAGATTCAGTAAAGATAACCAACTGGGACACCGCTTATGGATGGGGTGATCATGGTGCTGCTGGATATCTCGTAGCAACTGCAGTAAGTTACAACAATACTAACTGGGACACCTCATATAGTTGGGGAGATCATGCCCTTGCTGGTTACCTAACATCATATACAGAAACTGATCCTGTATTTGGTGCTTCTGCTGCATCTGGTATTGCTGCTGGAGATATTACTAACTGGGATACAGCGTATGGTTGGGGTGATCATGGCACCGCTGGTTATGCAGCAAGTGGTGATATTCCATCTCCTGGTGGTACATATTCTGGTACAGGAACTGCACAGGATCCTATTATTGAATCTATTCAGTTAAATGCTGGCAGTGGTAATTTTGGTGGTGATACCGCATTAGTTTGGAATACTACATACAATCACCTCATAGTCAATGGACCATCAAATTCTAAAGATTACACACTATCTGGTGGTATCTTTGTTCAACCTGGGAACGGAAAATCTGGTCTAACACTTACTTCTGGTACTGCTACAGATAATACTTATATTAACTTTGCTGGTGGTACAGCATCATCTGCAGAACAGTTCGCTTTTGCCATTGGTAGAGATGGTACTAATGGCACTGGAATGGTTAAAATTGCAGACACAACAGTTGCCGAGTTTGATTCTGATGGCATTAAAATGGCATCTACAAAAGGAATCAAATTTAGTCCATATGGTAGCGGCAATATTTTAGATTTTTATCAAGAAGGAACATTTATACCTTCTCTTGAGTTTGGTGGATCTGATCTCAATGCAGTATATGCTGGTCGGGAGGGTTATTACACAAGAATTGGCAATACAGTTTTTGTAACTATTATTCTGTCAACAACTACTAAATCAACAGCTACTGGTGCTGCTACTGTGGGAGGATTGCCATTTCCTGCTGCATCAACCAATTTGAAAGGATATACCGCTCTAGCAACCACCGATGTTGCTAATATCACATACTCTCAAATGTTTGGAGCGAGGATTGTTAGTTCATCTAGCAGCATATCTCTCCTTCATAATAATGGTAATGGTTTGACTGATGTTGCTTTTACAAATAATTCACAAATGATTATCAGTGGAACATACTTGGTTGATTGATAAATAATAACGTCATCATGATTGATAATTATGGATCCTTCCGCACTAAGAATTGAGTTTGAAAAGCAACTCAAAGATTCCGAAACGAAGATTGCTCAAGCAGAAGAGCAACTTGCAAAACTGAAAGAATATAGACTGAAACTACAAGGAGGCATGGAGACTCTTGATCTTCTGTCCCCAAAGACCGAGGGGCAGGTAGAGACCCAGGATGGTCCACCAGAACCTACGACACCTGCTACTGAAGAATGAAACATTACCCTCTCTAAATACTAGAGAGGGTTTTTTCTTGGAAGTATGGCATCTATAGATCTTAAGTTCGTTGATCCGTCTAATACGATTGAGTTTCAGCGTGTTGCTATTAACGAGATTGCTGCTGACATCCATGCTGCATACACAGGAACTGCAAACCTAGACGTTGCAAGACTACAAGTTGGTGGTGCTGACGTTGGTGCAATTTCAGACCAGTTGGATAAAGTAGTATTCTTCTACTATGGTGGATTTGAATCAGATAGAACAGTAGCATCACCAAATAAATTTGCAGAAGTCTATACACATATAGATGCAACTGTTGATATTGGTGATGGTGTAACTGTTGATGTAGATGATAATTGCGTTCTTGCATTGACAGATACAACAGAATATTTGTTCTTCTCAAACCCAACTGAAAAAACAAACCTTCCAAAACTTTCAGACTTTGCAGATAACGTAAGAACTACATTCACCACCGATGTTGCTCTAGTTGGAGATAAAAAGGTTGGATACATCATTCTTCCAGCAGCATATGAGGAAGATGTGCCTATTGACATTGAAGATGGGGTGGAGGTTATCATCGGGGACCAAGCAGTTCTCATCGTATAAATAACCAAAGGAACAAGTATTGCCATCTACGGAATAAAAGAGCATGTCCACATTAAGAGTAGACAATATTAAGTCGCGTACTGGAACGACAGTCACAATTCCAGATTCACAAAACCTTGCAGTTACTGGTGCATTAACAGTAAGTGGTTCGCAAAGTTTTGGTGCTGGTGCATCGCTATCTCTACAGGGCGAGAACATCAACAGTGGTACGCGAGGAGATATTCTTTATTATGATTCAAATGGTCAGATTGCAAAACTGAACATTGGTGCTGCTGGTGCTGTTCTTCAGTCTGATGGCACAGACGTTACTTGGGGTGCTATTGGTGGTGCAACTAACGTTTACTACGTTGCTACCAATGGTACTGATGCTGCTGGTCGTGGTAGTTCAATTGACACGGCATTCAGAACTGTAAAGTATGCTTGTGCTAATATTGGTACTCCAACAATCTCTTCACCAGCTGTTATTTTTATAAAGGCAGGAACTTACGAAGAAGTACAACTTCCAATCGTTGTTCCTCCATTCACTACTATTGTCGGTGATAATCTCCGTGCCACAATCATTAAACCAGGAACTGGTTTAGATTCATCTGGTTCTGTTCTTAATACTCGCTCAACTCTGTTCCGTTTGAGTAATGGCACCATTGTTCAAGATGTTGTTCTTGATGGTATGGGTGGATATACTCCTGGCACTCCTGCATATGATCCAGAAGGTGCTACCCTTGGTGGTGTTTACTTCGCTTTGAACGCTGCAAGTCCTATTGTAGAAAAATCACCATACGTTTATAATGTAACTTCATTTGGCGATGGTGCAACTGGTGCATATGTTGATGGTAATTTGCACGGAAGTGGAAATCGCAGTATGTTATTCCACACATATACTGCTATCCATAGTGATGGTTTAGGAATTTGGGCAGATTCAAATTCCAATTGTGAGATTATTTCTGGATTTACTTATTATTGTCAAATTGGTTATGCTGCAACAGGCGGTTCTAAAATTAGATCTCTAAACTCATCAAACTCCTATGGCGAGTATGGTGTATATTCAGCTGGATTTGACTCCACAGAAACTCCAAACAGTGGAACTGTTTCGGGGACCATGCTCAACTATGTTGGTGTTCTTGCAACCGACTTTACTTTAGGTGAACAAATTACAGGTGGAACTTCAGGTGCAACTGCATATGTTGCAAACGTACAAGCAGAACCAAAAGTAATTTATATTGTTGGAAAGACTGGAACGTTCCAAGCAAATGAAGTGATTACTGGTACAACTTCTGGTGCTACTGCAACAATGGCAGCAGCAAACGTTGAAACAAATCAATCTGGTAGAATTCTTGTTACTACATTTGCAACTTCGGCAGATCCTGGTGATTCATTGCAGTTTACACAAACTGATGGTAATGCTTATCAAATTCAAACCGTAAGCTCTGTTACTGCAAATAGTGTTTCGTACCACATTTTAGTCTTCTCAACCTCCAGAGCAACACCAGTTCCTGATGGCACTACGGTTAATACGAGAAAAGAATTTAGTTTGATCAGATTGACTGGTCATGATTTCCTACAAGTAGGTACAGGTGATTCTGCTTCAACTAACTGGCCAGGTAATCCAAATCAACCTCCATCACAAGCAGATCAAGTTGTTACCAACACCACAGACCCAGGTCGTGTCTATTATGTTGCAACTGACGAACTTGGTAACTTCTATGTTGGAGATCAATTTGCAGTTGACCAGGCAACAGGTCAGGTTACGCTTGATGCATCTGCATTTAACCTAGCTGGTCTTGAATCTTTGAGACTCGGTTCTCTTGGTGGTTTAATTGGTGCATCGGTTAACGAATTCTCAACTGATGGAACTCTATCACAAAATAGTGATACTAAGGTTCCAACTCAAGCAGCAGTTAAGGCATATGTAGATAATACTACCGCAAATCTTTCATCGGTTAATGGTGATTTTACCGTTACAGGCGATTTAACTGTAAACGGAACCACCACTACTGTAAACACACAAAATTTGGTGATTGAGGACAAGAACATTGTTCTTGCTAGTGGTGCTGCTGATGACGCTGCTGCTAGCGGTGGTGGTATTACGATTGAATCTGGCGGCGGAAATAAATCATTTACTTGGAATGATGGAACTCTTGATACATGGTCATTGGCGGGAGGCAGATTGCAGTCTCCTGGTGGTCTTGATCTTGGAGGAATGCTAAAAGAAGATGTTCATGTCTCTGCAGATAAAATGAGTGTTGATGGTAACATCAATCTTGAAAATGGACAAATTACTTATAGAACAACTGCTGAGACTACAACTTCAACTCCAAACGTTAGATATTCATCATCTATTTCACTTGATTCTGTAATGAATATAGGGGAAGCGATTAACGTCGTTGTTATTACGACTGCAGGTACTAATGGTTACCCATCAGCGTTTGCTATTGATGGTGTAAATAGAACGGTTTCTTGGACAGGAGGATCAGCTCCAACTGATGGTGGATCTAGTGGATTAGATATTTACTCCTACACCATTATTAAAACTGCTGCAAATGCATATGCAATTATTGGTTCTCAAACTAAGACATCTTGATAGGGGTATAAAAAAATGAGTCCTTTTGTAGGTTTAGCGGGAATGGGTGGACGCACATCCACCCTATTTGGAAGGAAAGCAAGTGGTGCTATAACAGTAGATACAGTTGATCCATTTGGGGATAATAGTTGCATTGCAACATGGAAACTTGATACTGCTGTTACTGATTTGACCAACAATAGTGTTTATACGCTATCTGGTAGTACTGGTTCTGGTAACTTTACTACTGGCAATTTTGGAACCGCATTTAATGGCACTGGAAGCAATTCTTTGTATAGTGGCAATGCAAATCTCAATATTGCTGGAAATTATAGTGCTAGTTTTTGGTATAGAAGTGGTACAACAAATCAAGATAATAAAAGATTATTGACTATAAGAGGCACACAGATCACTGCTGGTTGGAATAATTGGAGTGGCAGTCTAGGTTTTTATTATGGACTTGGTAGTAGTACCAATAGTGTAGATAGAGTGGCACAAATTCCAGATTCTGCAGTTAACAATAATGCCTGGCATCATTTGGTATTTACAATTACTACTGGTGGTGGTTACGTTATATATTTGGATGGAAGTCAGTATAGTAATCCTGTTAGTGGCGAGGGACGTAGTTTTAATTCTGGCACTTATCTTTCTATCACAAACTATGATGGAGGGGGGACTAGTTACAACACAATTGGTCAGGTTGATCAGTTAAGATTATTCAATAGAGTATTGACAGCTGATGAAGTTTTAGCTCTATACAACGAAACCGAGTAAGTAATATGGCAGCAATCCCCCTAAATCTATTGCTGGAAAAAGGAACGGATTTTGATGCCACCTTTAACATCCAGAACGAAGACAACACTACTCCTCTTAATCTGACTGGATATACAGCAGAAGCAAAGATGCGTCGCAGTTACTATGCAACAACTGCGACAAATTTCATTGTGGATTTTGTTGATCGTTACAATGGCATTCTCAAGATCAGTCTAACCAATGCAACAACTGCTGGTTTAGATCCTCGTCGTTATGTGTATGATATTGTACTAACTTCACCACAAGGTATCAAAACTAGAGTTATTGAAGGAGTGCTAGAAGTAACACCAGGAGTTGTCTAATGGCAAACTATAATATTTCTGTCAAGACATCAAACTACAATGTTCTGTCTGAACCACAGCAGAAATATAACGTAGGTGTTAACTACGAGATTCCCAGTAAATATCTACAGTATGGTAATGAGATTCTCAATACCACTAACTGGGTATTTGATGGTACAACAACAATCTATCCACTGATTGATCAGGCAGGTGATGTCTATACACCAGTCAATGATCAGCAGTTGATTGTTTCAATCAATGGTCTTGTGCAAGTTCCTGGTATTGATTACACAACAAACAATACCGATCTTGTTTTCACAACACCACCAACAGCAGGTGACAACGTATATGTTGTTGCTCTGTCAACAACTGCAGATTTAACCAGAACAATCAACTTTGTTGTTGACTCTGGTTCTTCTCCAATGTCTGCTGGTATTAAAGGCGACATGACATTGGACGTTACTGGTAAGATTCTATCTTGGACAATCATTGGTGATCAAGATGGTCAAATCCAGTTTGATATCAAGAAAGTTGACTTTGCAAACTTCCCAAACTTTGCTTCAATTTGTGGCACTGAAAGACCACAACTGGGAGATATTGGTTCGGGTGCAACAGCAAGGATCAATAGAAACGAAACTATTACGTCGTGGAACCCAACTTTGAATGCAGGAGACATTCTGCAGTTTGAAGTTATCTACGCTATAAATATACAGAGGTGTGTCGTTTCAATGAAACTCGCACTCTGATTTTTGTATAAATAACATTATCATAGGTAAGAAACTCAAGGAGCACATTTAGATGGCACTTCTAGTCACAGACCAGGGTGAAATTGATTCGCTGCGTACACTGCTAAACGCGACTCATAAGATTCCCAGGAACTTAGTATTAAAACTATACACCAGTAACACCACTCCCGCTGAAGCAGACGTTCCTGCTGCAGGTCGTTACTTTGAACCATACGATGCAACTAACACGAGTGGTTATGGTGCTGCACCTACAACGGGTTATCCCCTGTGCGAGAACAACAGAACTGAGGAAGATCAGGACTTCGCACAACAGTATGGTATCCTCCTCAACGGTAACCGCTGGACGATTGCTACCACAGTAAACCCTGTTGCAACCACAACCGCAACTGGTACTTCTGGTACTTATGCAATCACCGTTGCTGATGCTACTGACATCAAAAAGGGTGACTATGCAGAAGGTGCAGGTATCCCAACAAACACCTATGTCGTTGATATCCAAGGTCTAGATCTAGAACTCAGTCAGCAACTTACCGCTGGTCTATCCACAACCGCCGTCTCCTTCGGTAGAGGTAGAACCACTGCTTCATATCCTGAGCAAGTCTTCACCTTCACCTCTGCTGCTGGTCAAGTATACGGTTACTACCTAGCACGTGCAAACAACATGCCTGTTGCCGTCCATGGCGTTGTTGATGCAGGTTCGGTTGCTGCTGGCACTCAAATCACCAAGACTGGTTGTAAGGGTGTTATTGGTGCTGATTACATCAACCTCCTTGATGTTGACGTAACTCCAAACATCACTGCAGGTGTTTCTGGTACTTATGAGATTGCTGTTGATTCTGCAACCAACATCGCTAAGGGTCAGAGAGTTTCTGGTACTGGTATTGCTGCTCAAACCAGAGTTGTTGGTGTTCAAGGAACCACCGTTTACCTAGACAAGGCACTCACTGGTGCTGCTTCAGGTCAAGCAACTTTCCAAGTTAATGTTGCTGAAAACCTAACAGTTGGTATGGCAGTTTCACAGACCGCAACTCCAAATGGTATTGCTGCTCAAACAACGATCGTTGGTATTGACTACGAAACCCTCACTGGCGAAATCGGTCCTCGTGTTTACCTCAGTAATCAACTAGTTGATAACATTCAGGTATCAAACAACAACGATGCTGTTCTGTTTGACTTCTCTGTTGTTACTTCAGATCCAGGTGGCACCCCAACTGCACACAATCTCAATCCTGGTGATGTAATCTACATTGCACAAGGTTCATCCAGCACCATCACTGCTGCACACTACACCGTATTTGAAACTCCTTCCGATACGACCTTCACCACAACTCCTGCACTTCAGGGTGCTGGTGATGCGACTCTCTACAGCAGCATCTTCTTTGCTGAGAGATTTACAAACGGTCCATACGCGATTCAAAACAACGGTGACCAGATCAAGGTTACTCTAAACGTAAGCCTAGACTGATCCTATATAGAACAGACCCAGTTTTTAATCATCTCATTGTGGGGGTTGCTATTTTGCAATCCCCATTTTTAATGCTTAGTAGTGTATGGCGATCTATACCTTCACATCAGGAGTAGAATCAGAATCAGTTGGACAGTATTCCAACGAACTATTGAGCAGCCTTGCAAACAGAACTATTGGATCATTTACTATCCGAACAGCGAGGGGATTGTTTGGATTTATTAGTAGCGACGAACGTAGAACCTATGTCTACGAACCAAGTGTTATTGATCTTTATAATGAACTAGACTACGGATTTATTGGTGTAGCAGCTCAAGCATCAATAGATCAAGGAAATATTTCAGATGCGAACGCAACGTATGTAGACTACGGTCGCATCTATTATGTAACTAATGTAGAATCCTTTGGATTCGTTAAACTTGTCAGCGAAGCTTCATGGAAAGCAACGCAGGCATGGGAAGGATCGGGTAATATCGGACTATATGGCAAGGAGCAATCTCCTGCCAGTTACAAGTGGGTTGCTGATGGTAAGGTCCGAATTGAAGGTAATTCGGATTATGCGTTCTCTCCTGTCGTCAATGGCAGGGGAGGACTTTCTCTGCGTGGAAATTCTCAAATTGGCATCACTGCTATTACATCTGGAAGCGGACAGATCTTCAGTGGTGGTCTCAAGTCCGAATCAAGAACTAAGGTATATCCTCTGGGAGAGGAGATTCTTGATCTAGTAATTACGCCAGACGAACTGGCGTTCTACAATAGAAATATAGTAAACGTTTCCATATCCAATGGGGGAGATGGCACTGGTAGTTATGGCGGATTTGACATTGGTAGACATTACAGATTCAATCTTGCAAGTGCAAATGTAGACAGATACGTTTGGTTCCAGATTGATGTAAGCAACTACGAATCTATTGACTTTGAAGTCATTAGAGGAAACTGGTCCAATGGTGGAGAGAGACCAGATGCTTGGAACGGAGAACATCTATACTTCCAATACTGGAATGGTGCTGGATCTTGGATAACAATTGGATCAGTAAATGCTGATGATTCTAGTTTTGATCAGTTAAAGATATATTCAATTGCTTTAACTCAGAGTATCAAAAATATCAATGGTGGGTTTGTATACATCAGAGCAGTACAACTCAACCACAGTGGGCAACCAACTGACAACTGGGGTCTTAGAAACGTCGGACTTAGAGTATCCGCAGATACTCGCAAGACTCTATTTGATATTACTGGTGGTGCATCTGTACTGCGTCAATACGCATATGATACAGAAGGAACACTATTCAACTTCTCTGGTCTTGATGAGAAGGTAGTATATGATTATGCTGGATCTGGAACTCTATTTGGATTCAATAATCTTGAAGAAGCAAGAGTATACGATTACAACTGTCATGATGAAAATGTAATTGATTACTTCGTTGAAACTGATTACGGATTTGTTGAAAGGTGCCTCACCTCCGAGACAATTACAGGTGATGTATCTGGTGATGCAACTGGATGTTTAGTTAGAGTTGAAGATGGAACAACAGCGAGAGTTGTTTCTGGGCAGACTTATAGAACTGCACTCAACTCCGACATTGCAACCACATTCCTTGATTATGGTTATATTCGTGATCCAGCAAATGCTCTGCTTGATTATGGACATATCCTCACCACAAGCAATGTCATGCCTTGTGGTCTGTTTACATTCAACAAAGAGATTGAATCGGATAATAAGTTCACTCCGAACTGGAATGGTTCTGGAACTATCAACGTCTTTGGTGCATCTAGAGTTCCTCTTGATGTTGCTGTATATGGAGTTGGATTCTTCAAGAAACTTGGTGGTTCTGCAGAAGCAGTTGCTGTTGCTGAAGAAACCAAAGATCTATTCAGAATTAATGGTGCTGCTGACATCGGGATTACCGCAATTGTTCTCAGCGAAGGAGGAAATCTATTTGGTATTGGTGGTGCAGCAGAATCTATTGCATTCAACCCACCAGAAGAAACTCCACTCTTCAAATTCTCTGGAAATCTTACAGAAAAATATTCACAAGCATATGTTGGTGAGGGAGTTCTCTTCACACTACAAACTGCAGTTGAGAAAGCAGTATTTGATTACGTTGGTTCTGGTTCACTCTTTGGATTCAACAACCTTGAGGAATCAAGGGTCTACGATTATAACTGCAGTTCTGTTGTTGAATTCTTTGACCTTGACTATGGTCTCATTGTTGACAGAAACAATCTCAGCATCACGCAGATTGGAACTACAACAATCTCCACACCAACAACTGCACCATCTGGAGCGATTCAGATTGCACTTGGTGCGACAGTAACAATCACACCAACTGGATCTTACACAGTTCCAAACCAGATCTCTACTCCTCAATACTTTGAGGATTATGGAATCATCTCTGAGAGATATGATCCAGTCCGTGATTATGGTTGGATTCTTGGTACAGTTGCTCAGGGTCAACCTGGATGTAAGTATAACCAGATTGACATTACTGGTGCAGTTGAAGTTCAGTACATTCCTTCCTGGATTGGTTCTGGTAATATCAAACTTGACGGTGCTGCCTTTGTTCCACTTGATGCACAAGTCTTTGGTGGTGGTAGTATCAAGAAACTTGGTGGTGCAGCAGAGACAGCATCATTTGCAGAAACATCAACGGATCTATTCAAGATCACTGGTACTCCTATTGTTGGTATTACTGCAATTGTTCTTAGCGAAGGAGGAAATCTATTTGGTATTGGTGGTGCAGCAGAATCTGCAACATTCAATCCACCAGAAGAGACTCCACTCTTCAAGTTCTCTGGAACTGCAGAACCACCTTTGCTTGCTTACAGCGAGTTTTCTTCGGGAACACTGTTCTCGTTCTCTGGTGGTCAGGAAAGAAATTCGTTTGCTTGGGAAGGAAGTGGCACGATCACACTACTACCAAGAAAACCAGAGACTTACGAACTTTCAGAGCTTGCAAATTACACTCTGGAAGATTACGAAACTTGTGGTCTATACATCAATCTTGGAGACACAAGTTTCTACACAGGACACACCAAACTCGGTTGTGTTCAACTCAAGTGGCTCAATGCAGAAGAGTCTCACGAGAAACACACCGAAGTCTACGATCTTGGTCTCTGCAATGATGAACCTGAAATTGATTATGGATTTATTGTCAATGCAAATGTCGTTGCCTGTGTTGATGTTGATGGAGTAATTAGTACAGACACAAGTGCTGGAACTGGATGTACTCGTGTTGCTCCTGGTACAGTTCTTGCAATTGCTCCTGGTGTTACTTACGACATTCAACCTCAGGTTACTCAAGCAACTGCGTTTGAGAATTATGGTGAAATTTCAGAGATCTATACTCCAGTCAGAGACTATGGTCATATTCTTGACACTACTGGAATTGTATGCCCATTTGGTTCTCTTGGAACTATTGGCAACAATGCAGAATATGCATTTGTACGTAGAACTGTTGGAACCAATGAACTTGGTGGGTTCATCAGATTCGTTGGTGATGCTGAGATCTTCTTCACACCTCCATATATTGTTGAAGGATTTATTGGAAAAATTGGTGGAGATGGATACACACTATTCAGTCTTCTCCACCCTGGTTCTGGAAACCTATCCTACTTTGGTGGTTCTGCAGAGACTGTCAGATGGTCTCCAGACGAGGAACAACTTCTCTTCACCACTAAGGGTGCAGCAACTACACTATTCAGTCTTCTTCATCCTGGTTCTGGTACAATTCGTGTCACCCCAGGTGTTGATCAAGCGAGAGCACTACGTCCACCTGCTGGTGGTGTCATCAATATTGATGGTACAGCACTTGAGTCCTTCATTGCTAACCCACCAGAAGATCAGGTTCTCTTCAGATTTACTGGTGATCTAGACGAGTCCTTTGCTTACGGTCTATACACTGGAGATGGTAATCTCTTCTCGTTCGGTGGATCTTCTGAATTGCTCACCTTTGCTGAGCAACCAACTGTTGATCTCAGAATTAGTGGTGTTGCAGAGACTCCAAGAACTCGTGGATTTATTGGTTCTGGTGGTCTATTCACATTCATCAGCACCACAGAATCTCTCACTGTCAACCCACAAGAGAGACAACTACTCTTCTCCTTCACTGGTGCAGCAACTGAAGTTCTTTCTGCAAATCCACCAGAAGAAGGAACAGAGATTCGTCTATCTGGTTCTACTACTCCAGAGATCCTTACATTCTCCGAGCAGCCATTCGGTACAATCTCCATCTTCGGAGAATCTGCAAACGCATACGTTCCAAACCACATTGGTTCTGGTTCACTATTTGCATTTGCTGGTGCTGCAGAGGCAGTTGGATTCAACCCACCAGACATCACAACCGATCTCAAGTTCTTCGGTACAGCAGCGGAAGCATTTATTGCAAATCCACCAGAAGAGGGAACAGAGATCAGACTCTCTGGAGATACGACACCTCAAATTCTCACCTTTGCAGAGCAACCATTCGGTACGATCTCTGTATTTGGGGATGCTACAACTCCAAGGGCAAGAGACTTTGTTGGATCTGGTACTCTCAGAAAGATTTCTGGTGCTGCCGAGTCTATCACATTCAACCCAGAAGAGAAGCAAATGCTCTTCTCCTTCACGGGTGGAATTACAAGCGAGAAGCATACCGAGTCTTACGTTGGTGTGGATACACCAATCAGAATCAGAAGAGGTGCTCTCAGCGATTACGAAACATACGACTTCCAGCCAAACTGGAATGCATTCGGTGTTATCAGTGTCACTGGCGACGTTGGTATTCGTTACGTTCCAAACAATGTTGGATTCGGCAACATCTTCACCATCGGTGGTTCTGCAGAGTCGGTTACCTTCAATCCCGACGAGAAGCAAATGCTATTCTCCTTTACAGGAGAACTGGCAGAAAGAAGAACATCAACTCATGTTGGCGAGGGCAATCTATTTGCATTCTCTGGTGGAGCAGAGAGAGTTGCTTACGCACCTTCACTACTCGCAGATATCAAGTTCAACGGTGAGTCAACATCCAAGTTTGTCATCAACAATATTGGATTTGGCAATATCTTCAATATTGGTGGTGCATCTGAGTCTGTCACATTCAACCCAGATGAGAGACAACTACTCTTCTCCTTCACTGGTGAACTAGTTGAAGCGTTTGGTGTTGCCGAAACCAAGCAGATTGAAGTTGATCTTGATGGTGTCGGTATCTTTGCAAGATCCTTTGCACATGAAGGATTCGGAACCATCACGATTGCGGGTGATGCCTTTGATCGCTTCGTTGTCAATAACATCGGATTTGGTAATATCTTCACCATCGGTGGTTCTGCAGAATCTGTTACCTTCAATCCAGACGAGAAGCAGATGCTCTTCTCCTTCACTGGAGAATTGGCAGAAAAAACTCTGGTCAGAGAGATCAGTCAGGGCGGCACAATCACAATCACTGGTACTGCTGGAGATCCAAGTCTCACATTCGCAGAGCAACCAGAAGTTCAGATTGCACTTTCTGGCGAAGGATATATCACCGCATCTCTCCGTCACATCGGTTCTGGTTCACTATTTGCATTCTCTGGTGGAGCAGAAGCAGTTGGTGCAGTTCCTCCAACAGAGCAAGCACTATTCAGAGTTTCTGGAAATTCTGTCAACAAGTTTGCTGCAGATTATGTTGGCACTGGTTCACTCAGAAAACTATCTGGTGCTGCAGAGTCTGTCTCGTTCAACCCAGACGAAAGACAGATGCTCTTCTCCTTCACAGGAGAAAGAATCTCCGAGAAGAGAACTTCCAGAGAAATCAGTCAAGGTGGAACTATCAAGACATCTGGAGAAGCAGGTGTTCTCGTCAGGTTCGCACATACTGGAGAAGGAACAATCTCCGTCACTGGAGACACCAAGTTCACCAGAGCAAGAGACTTTGTTGGATTCGGCACTCTCAGAAAACTATCTGGTGCAGCAGAATCTCTCACCTTCAATCCAGACGAGAGAGATATGCTGTTCTCCTTCACGGGAGAGCGTATTTCCGAGAAGACAACATTCAGAGAACTCGGTACTGCTGGCAAGTTCACCTTCACTGGAACCAGCGGCGATCCTCTACTCACATTCGCAGAGCAACCATTTGTCAACATTGATGTTACAGGTGATTCTGTTGACATTCGCACCAGAGCATATCAAGGAACTGGACGCCTCTTTACCGTCAACAATGTTGATGAGGCGTTCGTCAGGACTGGATATCAAGGTTCTGGTAATATCAAGATTGATGGTATCGCTCTTGTCCAAGTACAACTCTTCCAGCCACCAAGGACATTTGTCTGGATTATCTAATTAGATAAATACTTTTGAGAAAAAGTGTGCGTAAACGATGACCACTCAGGTACAGTTTAGAAAAGGCACAACTCCCGAACACGCTCTTTTTACTGGAGCACTCGCTGAAATTACAGTTGATACTGATAAAAAGACAGCGGTAGTACATGATGGTAGTGATATTGGAGGTTTTGAACTCCAACGTGCGAGATGGGAAGTTGTAAATTCAAACGGCAATTTATCATGCGGACTCAGATGGTTGGTTGACACCTCTGCTTCCGCGTTAACTTTAAATATGCCGTATGAATCTGCTGGTGTAGTTCCTCATGTTGGGGATATGTTAGAACTGGTTGATTTCAAAGCGACCTGGGCTATAAATAATGTTACGTTAACAACAAGTGGTGGACAGTTGTTTTTGAATAAATTTGGGAATATTGATTCCGAATTTGTTCTAGATGTCGCTGGATTATATGTTCAGTTTATTTGGGATGGAACTTACTGGAGGATCCTAGCATGAGCCTATATCTCAGTGCAAGCACAGCAGCAACTAGTCAAGTTGTTGCACAATCAAATGATTTTACCGTTCACGCTCTAAGAAGAGACAAGGATGGTATGCTTTATTATACCGTGGCAAGATCCACAGAAGACGCAGTTTTTGATTTTCACAGAACTGATGGAGAGGAATATACTGATTTCCTCCAAGGTCAAGAATACATTGATGCAACACCCAATACACCAAAGGCATATTCAAACGACGTTGATGATAAATATCAACAGTTCAGGTTTGATTTCAGACGCTTGACATATTTTATTGACAATGATGGTTACTTAGTCGCAAGACTAAATAAATCATATGATCACAACTCTCAAGGACCTAAGTAAGGATTTAAAAAATGGCAGATTTTAGACTCGGCAGACTGAAGTTTAAGTGGCGTGGCGATTGGTCAGCGTCTACTGCGTATGTCATTGACGATATCGTTAAGTATGGTGCAAACTCATATGTTTGTGTAGTTAACCACACTTCGGCGGGATCGGAAACTTCTTTTTACTCATCGGACTTGAGTAACTGGGAGCTCCACACAGAAGGTCTCAGACACAGAGGGGATTGGGCAGCATCAACTTGGTATGCTCTTAATGATATTGTAAAGTATGGAAACACTCAATATCGTGCCACAACTGGCCATACCTCTACGCAAACAATTGCATTTCAAAATTGGTCTTCATATGTAGATGGTCTACTATTTGAAGATTCTTGGAGTTCAACAACAAACTATCAAAAAGGAGACGTTGTAACTTACGGTGGTTACACATATGTTTCTAATGGTGAATCTATTAACGTTGCTCCAAATACAAATAACGCAATTTGGAAGATTTTAACAACAGGTTTCTTAGCACAGGGAGATTATAATTCAGCAGAAGTTTATGAGCCTGGAAATGTTGTAAAATATGGTGGTAACACATATGCCTGCCGAGTAACAACGAATACCGAGCAGTATCAAATTGCAACTGCAACTGGAGATGGATCACTTGCTACTTATACGTTTTTAACGTCTGTTTCTAGTGCTCCATTTGGTGTTGGTGATTCTGTCACGGTATCTGGATCTTCCATTGGTGGTTATAATGGAACTTTCCGAGTAGTATCTTCGTCAACAACTGGATTTGTAGTTTCTAATGCAACTACAGGATCTGCTACTGGAGGAATATTAAATTATATTCCAGTTCCAACCAATACAAGGTTCTGGGATTTAATTATTGAAGGTTTTAGTTGGAATGGTCAGTGGAGTTCAACAACTGTTTATCAACTCGGTGACGTTGTAAACAGAAATGGTAACTCATACATCTGTATTACTTCAAACACCCTCGGTGCAGCAACCGCTCCAGAACTTGATTCTCAAGGTAACTACTGGAACTACATTTCTCAGGGTGGTGACGCTGCTCAGGTTCTACAAGAGACTGGAGACCTTCTCTATCAGGCAGCAGGTGGTATTAACAGAATTGCACTACCAGCTGGTTCAATTGGTACTGCTGAGGAGCAGAGAGAGGCAAGTGGTAGAGTTCTAACCGTTGGTGGTTCACCACTTCTCCCAAGATGGGAAACAAACAGCGTAACTGCTCCTGTCTATTATGTAACTAAGGAAGGTTCAGACGCAAACAACGGTAGAAGCATCTCTAGAGGTTTTGCTTCACTCCGCCATGCTTGTGACTTCATCGCAGCGAAGACAGGTGCTGACGCTCCTTCTGCAAGCAATCCACACACGATTTACGTTAAGGCAGGTGTCTACCAAGAGACACTACCAATTCAAATTCCACAGTTCGTTTCGGTTATTGGTGATAACCTAAGAACCTCGGTTATCAAACCAAAGACTGGTCTTGATTCCGATATGCAAGCGATTGTACTTGGAACAAGCGTAAGTCATCTCAAGTTTGGTGATACTGTTTATAACTCAACTGGAACCAAGTCTGCTAAGGTTCTTGATTCGGATTATGCAACCAATGTCCACCTCCTTGACCTAACTGGTGGTAAGTGGGACACTAACGATCTCTATGTTGACATCGTAAGTCACACTCATGCTGATGCACATGATCTAATCCTATCAAACAGAGAGTTTATTGCTGCAGAAGCATATCATCGCCATGCTGCAAATGATGGTGCTGTTCTTGGAACCCAGGCAGTTGTTAAGGATCGCCTAGAAGAGTTCATTGACGCTCTAGTATTCAACGTTAAGGCAGGTCAAAACAATAAAGTTTGGGATTTTGCTAGTGCAAGAATCGGTGGTACTGATATCACTGGTAACGATACACAAGACACAAACCTCCTAAACTACATTGATAGCATTGCCACTCAGGTAATGCGTAATGAGACCGTTACCATTTCTTCTGGTAACACACTCACTCAGGTTAAGGATACATCACAAACTGTTGATTCTTCTTCTCCTTATTGTGCTTCTGTTGCTTCCGCAATTACAACTCTGACTGGTATTGTCACCACTGCGATCAGCAATGGAAACATGAATGCAACCACTAAGGTTGAACCATACATTGCAATTACCGCAGCAACAACTCGTGTTAATAACGAGTCAACAATGTTCTACGTTGGTTCTCATACCACCATTAAGGACTTGATTTTTGAGGGAATGGATGGATTTGCTCCATCTGGATCAAATGATCAGGACATGGACACCGCAACAATTAAGGGTGTTTACTTCAGACTTGATCCTAACTCACCAATTCAAAAATCACCATATATCCAGAACTGTACCGCAATTGGTGGTGCAGCAGTTGGTATTCTGATTGACGGTGCAGTTCACGCACACTTTGATAACTCATCAACACCTTCTTACAAGTCAATGGTGTTTGATGCTTACACCCAGATTCTAGATGGTGGTGTTGGTTTCTATGTAACAAGAGGTGCTTCTTCTGAGGTTGTTTCTTGCTTCACATACTACGCTCACATCTCATACACCTCAACCAGAGGTGGTAAGATTCGTGCTGTTTCTGGTAACTCTTCATACGGTAAGTACGGTGTTATCTCAAGAGGATTTGACGATACTGAATCAACAGTCAACGGTAATGTCAAAGGTCTAAGACTAGAGCTTGATCCACAGGCAGCAAAGAATGGTACATTCCAAGTTGGCGAAAGAATTCAAGGTGGTACATCGGGTGCTATCGGTGAATTGATCAGTGATCAGTCGCCTTCTAACTACCTATACTTCTTCCCAATTACTGGAACATTTGTTCAAGGTGAAGTTGTTACAGGTCAAACTTCAACTGCTTACATCACTCTGCTCAATAACAGCGATGCTGTTACTGGTCAGAAAGGATTCCTTCTCACTGTTGCAGGTCTGGCAGCAGCACCTGACCAAGGTGGTTCTGTTGAGATGGTTGATGATGGAATTAACAATGACCCAGGTTCATTCGTTATCTCCAACTCCAGCTATTCTGCTCCAGATGGTAGAGGTTCTCTAGCGGTTCAGAGAGCAAGACTTGGATCTTCTATCGCTGCTCATACTGGTACTACAACAATTGACTTGTATGCAAACCAGAATGTAACTGCACAACTTGCAGCAAATATCCCAACTGGAACTGGAAGTCCTTATGTAATTTCAGTTGACCAGATTGCAGGAATGGCCGTTAATGGTTTCCTCGTAATCAACGACGAAATGATGCAGATTGTTTCGTTCCCTGGTTCTCAGTCCGTCCAAGTTACTCGTGAAGTTGAAGGAACTACTGAGCAAGCACACAGCATCGGTGATACGATTGAAATTCTTGCAGCAAAAGTTGTTGCACAGGATGAAGTTATTGAAGACTTTGATAATGCCGCTTCTTCAATTCGTGTTGCTGCAGCAAACATTGTCTTCGCTGCTGATGACTACATCAAGATTGACAACGAATTCTTCAAACTAACTGCTGTAACTCCAGATTCAACTGGTATTACGGTTCTTCAGTTTGCTGACGAGAAGACTATTGGTGCTACTGATGGTCAAGGATTTAAGATTCGTTACCGCTACTCACAGTGTCGCCTAACCGCACACGACTTCCTAGACGTTGGTACTGGAAGCAAGGCAAATACTAACTGGCCATTCCTACCACTCACACCAAATACTCCTGCTAACGAGACCATTGAAGACCGCCCAGGTCGTGTCTACTACGTTTCTACTGACCAAGATGGTAACTTCTCGGTTGGTAAGTTCTTCCGAGTTGAGCAGGCAACTGGTAAGGCAACTCTGGATGCATCGGCATTTGACCTCGCTGGTCTATCATCCTTGAGACTGGGTTCAATCGGTGCTCAACTTGGTGCATCAATTAACGAATTCTCAACTGATGGAACTCTATCACAAAATAGTGATGAAAAAGTTCCAACTCAGAGAGCAGTCAAGACTTATATTGACAATCTATCTTCTGTTGATGGTAATTTCAGCGTTGGCGGTAACCTAACTGTTACTGGTACAACAACGACTATCGCAACAGTTGATCTTGAAACCAAAGATCGCAACATCATCCTCGGCAAGGTTGCTTCTGGAACCTTCACTGGTGACATCCAATTCGGTCAGTCAGAGATCACCAATGTAAGTGATACAACAAATCTCGCTCCTGGTGTTCAAATTACTTTGACTGGTGGTGGTGGAACTGTAACACTTCCATCTGTTGCTGTTGTTCTTGGTGTTGATGGAACAACTGTTGATATTGACCAGGCATTCCAAGGTGCAGGTTCTGCAACTGGTGCTAACTTCTCTGCTGGTGGTCCTAGAAATGAGACTGCAAACGGTGGTGGTTTAACCATCCTCGGTGGTACTGATGGCGATAAGACACTCGCTTTCAATTCAGGACAAAGCAGATTTGATATCAGCGAGTCACTCAACCTTGCATCTGGTAAGGGTTTCTACATCAACGGAACTGAGATTGCAACAGAGACAACTCTGTTTGGTCTAACTGTTGGTTCTGGACAAGGTGGTCTTGTTACAACAACTGGAACCCAAACTCTTACCAACAAAACGATTGAAGGTGCTACTCTAACTGGTACATTAACCGCTGGTGGTGCTGCTGGTTCTGCTGGACAAGCATTGTTCTCAACTGGAACTGGTGTTCAATGGCAAACGATTTCAGTTGATGCAACTGCAATCACCAACGGCACTTCAAATGTTACTGCAGCGAGCAATGCAAACGTAACGGTTCAGACAGGTGGTTCACTCTGTGCAACCTTTGATACCTCTAACAACCTAACCGTTGTTGGAACTGTCACTGCACAGTCTTCCATCGTCCTCAAGGACAACGTAGAGACCATCTCCGATGCTCTTGCTAAGGTAATGAACCTACGCGGTGTTGAGTTTGACTACAAGGCAAATGGACGCCACTCCATCGGTGTTGTTGCAGAGGAGGTAGAAAGCGTATTTGACTGCCTGGTCGTTGAGACTGATGGCATCAAGTCCGTTGCTTACCAAAACCTTGTTGCTGTCCTCATTGAGGCAGTCAAGGATCTCAAGAAAGAGATTGATCAACTAAGAGGAGTCTGATAAATGGCTGTAACACTAGACGCAAACGGGGTTAATATAAATGGACTAACATTGGTTAGTCCACCAGCAGGATTATCATATAAAGCTGGAGAATACTCCACTAGACAAAATATCGGAGGAGCACCAACTACCATATGGGATGCTTCTTCATATTTTTTAGGCACTACTGGATTTACTAAAAAAAGCACTACTTCAACTATCATTGTTCAAGGACAGTGTTTAGGATTGGACCAATATTCATATCCGTATGGCGGAACTCATATTAGATTGAGACATAGTGATGGCACCGATTATTATAAGTATGTTGGTAGTCAATATACTCACAATGGTGATGGTGCTCAAACTGTTTTTTGGAAAGTAAATTGTTTTTGGACTGCTGCCGATTTGGGCAATAAATCTGGAAGTTTTACAGTTCATTGGGGTTACAATAATAGTAATGGTGGTACTGGAGATAAACCATGGGAGAGTGTTTGGAATTTCAACAATAGTGATGACGGCAGATCCAGACAACAAGGTTCAACTACAAGTATTATAGAGGTGGCATAAAATGGCTAGTATTAGTGGAACTACACTAACATATGGCAGTAATCAAACACAGACTACTGCTGGAGGAAAAATTGTCAACTATGGTTTTGCGAAGTATTCTACACGCACTTCACTTCCAGTAACAGGAAGTTCTGAATATACTATGTGGAATGGTGCTTCTATGACAAGATCTTTATCTAATTCATATATCAGGGGAACTGGAATGCTTCCTGGAAATGGTAGATATAGTTATCCATATGGCGGTTGTTTTTGTGCTTTAGTAAGACCAGATGGTTCTAGATTAACCAGATGGGTTGGAACTTTGTACCAGCCTTGTTTAGAGGGAGACAATCAAGAAGTAATTTGGCACACAGATTACACTTGGTCTGCTAGTGATATTGGTACTCAAACTGGAACATATAGATTAGATTTTGGATACTGGTCTATTAATAATTCTGATAATAGATGGGCCAATATTTGGAATCCTAACGCTTCAGACGATAGTAGAGGATACCAAAAAGGGTCAGTTAGTTTTATAGAAGAAATCGCATACGGTTAAAATTATGGCAATTACATTAAATTCAAATAGCATAACATTCAATGATGGATCTACTCAAGTTAGTGGAGATAGATTAATTAACGTAACTGTATCTAGTAATAGCACCAGAAATGCTAGTATTCAAGTAGCAAATCAAGTTTTGTGGCAGCATAATTTCACAAGAATTCTTTCAAATAGTGATATTAGAGTAACTTCACATTTACCTGGAACTGGTGCATATTGTTATCCATATTTTGGTACTTACTGCGAATTAGTTAATCCTTCTGGAGGCACTTATAGATCTTACGTTGGATCTAATTATCAACATGCATGGCCTGCTGCGGAAGTTAATTTTTGGAATGATTATATGTGGACATCAAATGAATTGAGCAGTGAAACTGGCACTTGGTCTATTAGATATGGATGGCAACATACTGGATCTGGAACTTGTAGTATTTTTAATACTTGGAATTATAACAGTAGTGATGACAACAGATCATTCCAGCAAGGATCTACTTCAGTAGTAAAAGAATATAAATAATTGAGTAAAAAGGGGTAAAAGAAATGTCTTTATTTTTAAAAGCAATTGACAACTGCTTGGTGGCAAATGGAGCAAGTGCTGGGCAATTTTTGCTTATTGGAGATGATAATTATGAAAATGTAACACAATGGTTTTGTGAGGAATCACAAATTCCCTCTGAGTCTCAAGTAGAAGAAGAATTGCAAAGGTTGCTTGCAGAATGGTCTTCCAGTGAATATCAAAGACATAGAGCTCGTTTATATCCTTCCATTGGTGAATTAGCAGATGCTATTTATCACAAAGAAGTTAACGCTGATAATAGCAAGATGCAGGAATACATTGAAAAATGCGAAGCTGTAAAAGCATTATTCCCCAAAGATAATAGCGGAAACGCAGAAATTTTTGTAAATCCAGAAGGAAAAGCAATTCTTCGTTACAACCCACTTCCATTTACTCCTGGAGCATGATATAATTACCAATTAATGTGATCTGTAAATTATGAATGATTATTCTTTTGACAGTGAACCCATTTGTATTTTCCCTTCGGTAATAAAAAAATATTCTTTCAACAAACCAGAAGAATTGAAAGAATGTGTTAGTGATTTAATTAATAAAAAATTTAAAGATAACGATTTTAATTCACATCACTCGGAAACTTTATCATTCTTCAATAATGTTTCTGGTGATAGTCTTTTCAAACAACACAGGGATGATTTTCCCATCATAAAAGAATTTGAAGAATTTTCTTTAAAATGTGCAAATCATTATGCAACAGAAGTATTAGATTATACTATTACTGATGGCATGTTATGCACAAATTCTTGGTTAAACTATTATAGCACTTTAGATTCGCATCAAGAACCCCACGTGCATGTAAATTCTTTAATTAGTTCAAATTATTTTGCTAATTATAACAAAAAAGTACATGCTCCATTATTTTTTAAAAAATGTGAGGAGATAGGTCATATACCCTTCTTATCTCAACGCAGAAAAAATGTAGACAATCCAGCGTTATGGGATACTGCCTACTTAGATTACAATGAAGGTGACATAGTTTTTTGGCAGTCACACTTATTCCATTATGTACCAAAAAGTTTGGAGATTGGTAGAATATCTGTGTCGTGTAATTATGTGCCATCTTTAGTAGATCTTGGTGGATATGGTTTTAGGGTATCACCAGCATGATTTATAAATACCCGTAGGAAACTATGGGTATTTTTTATGGCTCAGCCTGCAAGTAGGACCGAGCTAAGGGACTATTGTCTTAGACAGTTAGGGTTCCCAGTTCTGGAAATTAACGTAGACGACGATCAGATTGAAGACGCCATTGACGACGCTCTTCAGTATTATCGTGAGCGTCATTATGATGGCGTTGAGCGTATGTACCTCAAGCATCTGTTCACCGCAGCAGATGAGACAAAGTTTGATACTTCTAATACAATTACAACCATCAGTGGAACTGATTGGGAAGAGAGAAATAGATATATTGAGATCCCATCTCACGTCATGGGAATCTCTAGAGTCTTTGGACTTGCTAGCAATGCTATCAGAAACAACCTGTTTGGTATTGAGTATCAGATCTTCCTGAATGATCTCTATGCTGTTGGTTCACTAGACATGCTTAACTACTTCATGGTTAAGCAGTGGATGGAAACGATTGATATGGTACTCAACAATGGTTCGTTTGTTGAGTTCAGATTTAACCAGCGTCAAGATAGACTCTATCTAGATGTAGGTAAAGACATGCTTGATGAAGATGTTTATGTGATCATTGATTGCTACAGAGCATTGGATCCAGACACATTTACTCAGGTCTACAACGATCCATTTGTCAAGAAGTATACTACAGCATTGATCAAGCGTCAGTGGGGTCAGAACTTGATTAAGTTCAATGGCATTCAACTCCCTGGTGGTGTTAGTATGAATGGTAGAGAGTTGTTCACAGACGCACAGGCAGAGATTGCTGCTCTCATGGAAGCATCTAGCAGCACATATGAACTACCTCCAATGGACATGATCGGATGAAAAAGGTTTACTTCCCACAACATGGCGGAAACAGAACCGAACAGAATCTCGTACAAGATCTTGTGGACGAGCAAATCAGGTTGTTTGGTGCTGATGTATTTTATATACCTAGAGTCAGTCTAAGAGATAAGACTTTGGGTGAAGTTGTTCAGTCAGAATTCAATCAGAGTTACATGATTGAAATGATGCTGGTCAACGTAGAAGGTTTTGGAGCGGGTTCTGAGTTCGTGAGTAAGTTTGGACTTAGAATCACAGATGAGATTACCTTTGTAGTTTCACGTAGAAGATGGGAGCAGTCTGCTAATCCTGCATTGAATCTAGCAGTAGATGGTAGACCTAACGAGGGAGATCTAATTTACTATCCCCTCACAGAAGATATCTACGAAATCAAATACGTTGAGCGAGAACAACCATTCTTCCAACTGGGCAAACAGTATTTTTATATTCTTACCGCTGAGCTCTACGAACAAGGAGCAGACAAGTTTGACACAGGCGTTGACGAAATTGACGATATTGAAAGAGAGTTCAGCAACATCACCACGCTTAACCTTGGTCTTACTACCAGACAGCAAGCTACAGGAACTGTTACTGTGGATGCAGGCGGTGCGATTACTTCAGCAACCGTAACTCTTGCTGGAACTGGATATAACGAAGCACCAGGAGTTACGATTACTGGTGCTGGCACTGGTGGAATTATTGAGTCATCTATCTCAGATGGTGGAGTAGTATCTCTCTTGGTTGTGAATGGTGGTTCTGGATACACAACTCCACCAACGATCACAATTGATGCACCACCAGAAGCAATTCAATTCATCACTGATGAGCATGTTGTTATTGGTGGTTTTGTTCAGCAGAGTGCTGCAAGAAACTGGACTTCATCAAATAGTGTAATTACAGTTACAGCACTTGGAAACTTTGACCCAACATTTGCAACCACCACACAGAACAAGTATTTCTATTGGAAGTTTGAAGACAAGAGAATCTCGTATGTCTACACATACAATGGAACTGACGTAACGACTGTTCCTGGGTTCTTCTACTATGACTCAGCAAACTTACAGTATGTCATCAATGCATATACGGAGACTACCACCAGTGGTCAAAGAGCAACAATGTATGACCTTGACAGTGCAACGATTGCTGAGGTAGCAGATTGGAATGGATCAACATATACCCTAGAGGTCATGAACCGTACAGGTAACTTCATTGATGGTGATCTCATTCGCGGCGTTGAGTCAAATGCGATATATACACTAGGAACATTCTCTACCATTGATAATACAAGCATTGAGTTTGATCAAAACCAAGCGATTGAAGACGGTGCCGACGACTCCTTACGTGTAGATCTCGGTGGTCGCCGTATCATTAAAAAAAAAAATACAGGTAGCTTCTGATGTTAGGCGTACAATTTTACAACGAGGCAGTTAGAAAAACTGTCATTGCATTCGGTACTCTGTTTAACAACATTGAACTGAAGAAGACTGTTGATGGTCAGACAATTGAGGTTGAGAAAGTACCTCTTGCCTATGGACCAAAACAGAAATTTTTATATCGTCTAGAAGGTAATTCTGCTGACGGAAGAAAGATTGCAATCACACTTCCCAGAATTTACTTTGAGATGACTGGCATTGATTATGATAGTGCTAGAAAAACTGCTGCTACTCAAAAGTACAAAGCAACTATTGATGACAATGGCAATGAGGTAAGAACACAATATGTTCCTGTGCCATATAACGTTCAGTTTGAATTGGGAATTATTGCCAAGTCACAGGACGATGGTCTACAAATTTTAGAACAAATTTTACCATACTTCCAACCATCATTCAGCATGAGCATTAAGTTCATCCCCGACATGGATGAAGTAAGAGATGTTGCGATTGTTCTAAACAGTGTGAACTTTGAAGACGATTGGGAAGATGACTTCACTACAAGAAGAAGCATTGTCTATACGATGAGTTTCACTGCTAAGTCTTACATCTACGGTCCTTACACCAAGGCAGACGTTATCCGCAAGTCTCGTATTATTGAGACCATCGGTGATACTAATGTTGGTAAGCGTCACGTTGAACTTTCATACACACCCAAAGCAACAGTTGATTACAACCAGGACGGTCAGGTTGATGCCGCAGATGATCCATTCGTAGTACCAACAGATGACTTTGGATTCAACGAAGGGATGGAATTCCTATGAGCTTAGAAGAGAACATGGAAGAACTGCTCAATATTGAAGCAGAAGTTGTAGAGGAAAGCAAACCCACCAAGCAAAAACCAGAGCATCTAGACAAGGATGATCGCACAAAAGACTATGAATATACCAGGGGTGAGTTATACACCCTCATAGATCAGGGTCAGGAGGCGGTCAGAGGCGCTTTAGAGGTCGCTCAGGAGTCAGGGCACCCGAGAGCGTATGAGGTCGCTGTAGCGGCAATGAAGCACGTTGCAGACATGACTGAGAAACTACAGGATCTCCATAAGAAGATGAAGGATCTTGACGAGGAAAAGAAAGGTCCAACCAAGGTCACAAACAATGCTATGTTTGTCGGTAGCACT